TATAAGAGACAGATATATAACAGTAAAGGAGCTGACAGTGATGAAATTAACAGGATTTGAGTCTAATAAAATTAATTCCGAAATGGTAAATCACCCTAGCCACTACAATCTGCCTGACCGTAAAGAGTGCATTGATGAAATGATTGACATTTACGGACTTAAGGATGCGGCAAAATGGTGTGAGATTACTGCATACAAGTATAAATATCGAGCCGGACACAAAGGTTCTGTAGCTGAGGATATGAGCAAGGCAGAGTGGTACATGGATAAGGCTCGTGAGCTTAAATCTAAGCGCAGGTGGAAGATTTTAGACAAGATTGTTTATAAATTCATGCCAATGTTTCTTAAGGGCCTGTATACATGGATAATTTTATTTTGTATGTTTTACGGAATACTCTTTTCTGACCGATGCTCAATGGTAGTCTCAATAGTGTTTTTAGTTCTTGCGTGCATAGCTGAGGCAGTATTGAAAGAAAATAAAGACGATTAGATTTTGAGGTGTAAATCATGTTTGTACTAAAAATTGCAACAACAGTATGGCTGACATTAATTGCGCTTGGAATGACAAGTGCCACATTAAACGAAAAAGAGACAGTTAGCTCGAGACTTTTCGGCGCTGCGGTAATGCTCGGTCAAATACTTGCCATAGCATTCATGTGGCAATAAATATAGGGCATTCGCCAAGCGGTAAGGCACAGGATTTTGATTCCTGCATTCGTTGGTTCAAATCCAACATGCCCTGTTCGGGGTTTACTTGGTTCCCCGACATTGGGCTTAGTAGTTCCTTTCACCCTCATAGTGGAAAGCTGTTAAGAGCCGTCACAAGGCTCGTGAGGGTTAATCGTGTATAATCCCACAATGCACGAGCGTGAAAACCAACCTGTCGTAAAGACACCTGTAATAGGCAGAGTAGACATATATACCCCCTTTAATTGTTAAACTAGGGCAACTCAAATCATATGAGTCTTAGGTGAGGTGCAATTCCTCACATGTCCTTTGCTGTAGGTTTCTTAGTTCTTTTCCTACAGCACATACAAATTTATATCTCCGGAGGGTGTAGCCACTCCTTAGACTTCACCCTCATTAACGGCATGTAGCTCAGTGGTAGAGCAGTCGGCTATTAACTGATTTGTCGTGGGTTCGATTCCCAACCTTGCCGATTATTGATGTGTGGCGAAATGGGTAAACGCTATTGCCGTAAGATAATTCGTTGAAACCGGCAACTTAGATGACGAGAGTCGCGACAATCATGCGTGGTTCAAATCCACACCACATCAATCATACGTCAGTTTAGTGCGAGCTGTTATATCTTGAATAGCGGTTGCGTAACGCTGATGGTCTGCAATATAGCAGTTTCGGAAAAATAAAAGAAAACACACAAAAACAAGTTGCTAGTAGGTACGCGCGACTGAAAGCAATGGGGTGAGACACTTCAAAATTCTGTAATGTGTTTTGATGAGCCTTTTGATGGAGTGTATCTTGCCTTTTCGGATAGTAGTTCAGTTGGAAGAACAACCACTGCAATAGCAGTAATTGAGGGAGTCACAGGTTCGAGTCCTGTCTATCCGATTACAACAAACTAGGTTAGCTACCGAAAAGCACAAGCCTTAGTGCCTGTTTGTTGTTTTGTTAATAAGGCTATTATCAGAAAGGCAGGTAATAAACATGCTATCAGAAAATGAAATCCAAACAAAAGTTAATTTCTTATCATCAGCAAGGTGCAATCACACGTTCCATAAATACATTGACATAACAGGTGACTTGATAGAGGGAACACTTTTATCAAGGATTTTATATTGGTTTGCGCCAAGCAAAGACAATAAGAGCAAAGTTAAGATATACAAGGACGGCGAATATTGGATTGCAAAGCAAAGAAAAGATTGGTGGGAAGAAATACGGATTACTGAAAGACAGTATGATAAAGCGATTAAATCGTTGGTGAAAAAGAAATTTGTAATTACAGCAAAATACAAATTCAACTCAATGCCGACTATACATATAAGACCTAATTATGATGTTATCAACGCAGAAGTTAAAAAATGGGAAGAAAATATCAGACAAGAGGTTATAGCAGAAGATAGAGGACAGGAATTACATAAACAGGCAGACGGGAATGACACAAAATGTAATTCCCAAGGGAATAACGCAAAGTGTAATTCGGGAATGCCACAAGGTGTAACTCTTTTAACAGGGATTACTAATAATGATTACCTTAACACTAATTACGAAACATTAAATACTAAAAGTAATTCTCTTAACAGAGAACAGTGTAATTCTTTTTTACCCAAAGATAAAAAAGTGAAAGAGTTTAAGCCGATAGGCGAATACTCTCAAAAAGATTGGGAAGTTGCCGAAGAAAGAATGATAAACAGAGCTGGTAAGATAGCCTATGATTGGACTAACGATGAAACGCTTAAAGAAAATGTAAAGTTATTCTTTGAATACTTCCTAGACAAGCATAGAAAATACACTGGAGAATATCACTATCCATTAACAGACAAGGTTTTATCAAGAGTGGTAGACAGTTTAACGAAAGAAACTGAAATAGAACGTGACGGATATACGGACAATTATTACTCAACGATAAGCAACATGAAAGATAATACAGACTACAAGATGTTAGTTGATGAATATTTCAATACAAAGTTTTCAACACAATGCGATTACAGCTTAGTTCACTTTTCTTCTGAAAAGGTTTTAATTAACATTATGAACCACACTTGTAAGAGCAGTTGGTGTGAAAGCAAAGAATGGTAGGAGGTATTCACTATGAGTTCATATAAAGATTTACAGACTAAAATTTTTGAGAGAGACAATTACACTTGCCAATATTGTGGAAAAAGTAGTAGAGAATACAGGGCATTGGTGATGGCACACATAAGAACGGCTTCAATGTGTGGAGATGATAGAGAAAGTAATTTAATTACATTATGCAGACATTGCTACAGCCATATTTCAAACAATGAGATTAGAGCAAAGTTTGAAACAAAGGAAAATGCGGATTATTTTTGGGGGTTATATCACGAAAAAGTCAAAGGCTATTGCTATTACACCAACTATATCAGAAAAGTATTTACTGAAAATGGTGTAATTATGACAAGACCGCAAATAGATAGATATGTCAATGTATACATCAAAAATGACAGCGACTTTGATAATTTTAAAACAGAGCTAAAAGAAATCGGCTGTGAAAATATGAAGTATAAAATGCACAGGAAGATGGCAGAGCACAAACATCAAATTGAAAAGCAAAAAGCAGAGGTATAAATATGGCAAAGGGAGTTAAGACACGAAATATTGATTCGTTCCGAGAGGGATTGATGGAATATGCATATGGCAGATGTTCACAGGCAAAAGCAGCAAAGATTGCCGGTATGAGCGTGCCGACATTTAGGAAGTATGCAAATATGCATTTTTTAGGTATTCCATTCCCTGACACACTTTTTAAGGCAAAGGAAGAATAACCAATGGTGACAAATTGTGTAAATTGTGGCGCAGCTATCGAAATGGACAAAGATAAATGCCCTTATTGTGGTACACCTTATGACTACAGTGGCTTTAATGCAAGTTTTGAAAACGAAAATGCACTTGGAACTATCTCTATTGTCGGAAAAGAATATCAAGTGTATCTAGGAGGTTGTGAGGTAAGTACGATTGATATGGGGTGCTACACAGATATGAACGGAACACTTCATAACGGAAAAACTGTTAAAAAACGAAAATTTACTTTGATTGAGGTATGATATGAAAGATTGCTCAATTTGCAAATATAGTGATGAAGATTTTGCTTTTGATGCGGAAACAGGAGAAGAATATCCGGTTTATGATTGCCAAAAAGGGAATGATACATCACTTGACTGTGAGTGCAAGGATTTTAAGAAATACAAGCCAAGAAAATATAGAGAAAAAGATACAGAGTGCGATAAATGCGAGTACAGAGAAAAATGTGCAAAATATAGTTCCGAGATAGACTGTACAACCAACATGGATATAAAAACACATATTATTTATCCACAAGACAAATGTATTAAAAGGCAGAAGAGCTAGGCATTGAGATATTGAAAACTATTTCAAAGAATATGGGATTGAGGTGTAATATGTGTGAATTTTGTTGCAAAATAGGAAAATTGGAAAAAATCAAGCAAGGAGCTTTTAGAGGCGGATATTATCCCGAAAAAAATGAAACACAAATTGTTGAATTTAAAAATGCATTTCATTTATTTTTCGGATGTAGCGACCCTTTTATGTCTGGAATTGGAATCGAAGATATAAAATTTTGCCCTATCTGCGGAAGAAAGTTGGTGGAAGAATGATATTGTGCAAAATAGCATTGTTTATTTACTATCTCTTATCGTTATGGTTCATAAAGAAATCCAAAAATATTAGAGAAGTCGCAGAAGTGGGTTTTTTAAGTGTTATATTTCTTTTGACAATGATTGTAGCGAACATTTAAGCGTATAGAATAGGTGGTGGAAGAATGAATGAAACTATTTTATATATTTCAAAATCAGAACAGGATATACAAAGTTTTCTGAAATATCTTCAATCAAAGCTGAAAGCAGAGCAAAAGGAATGTACTCTGGATGAAAAACACGATATTTTGAAAGTGCCAAAATATTACGATATTGTCGGAAAGAGCATTTACGGCAACAGACTTGGGGTAGGCTATGGATATTGCAAATATTATTGTTTTTCAGAAGCGTATAGCAAAGATAAGTATAGCAATACAGAAAAAGAAAGGCTTAAAGAAATTCTTATGCACACAAGAGAGGGTGCGGAGAGAATATCGGGACTTGATATTTTGTGTATGCTAGGGTTGGTTTAAAAGGCGGTGGAATGATGGTTACACAGAAAGATGTCCACAATAATATAGTTGTAAATGCAAGCGCTTGGCAGAAAAGATATTTATCATTACAGTGCGGTGGAGACGTTGAAAAGATAAAGGAAGTCGAACAGACAATGGCTAATATGATTAACGGCATTAGCAAGGCACTTGAAAATAGCGGAACAGATTATTTGAATAAACTTGATTTGTAAGCGAGGGATTTTATGAAACATCAAAAAGAATGGCGCACTTGCGACAGGTGCGGAAAAGAAATAATACGATACGATGAAAAATATGCATATATCAAAACAAGAGAGATAAAACCTCTTCACGAAAAAAGCATATGCACAGCCGAAGATTTGGCAAAGGAAGCGTTTCCAATGGTTATATGGAGAGATGATACGCAATACGACTTATGCCCTAAGTGTAGGAGAGATTTTGAGAGGTTTATGGAAAATGAAACTGACAGTCGGAAATAGCGTATATGAAATGAAGACAGAACAATTAAAAGTTGTTTTACATATTGCAAGCAAACAGGTTCCGTTTGGAATTTATGCAATCAGCAAAAAAGGCGTGGCTATTCTTTTGAAAGAGGCCTATTCCACCAATGAGGAGCTGAAAAAGGCTGTTTCTGATTATGCGGTGAAAGGGTTTAAGGTGTATTACAATGAGCATGGCAGAAGTAATTAAATCAATAGAGCGTGAAGCACTTAGAGAAGCACAATCACACGAAATAGGCGGTAGAAATGGCGAGCCTATAGATTGTTCCACTTTAGAAGATGAACCTGTTATTGTGGCAGATAATGAAGCAGACAGGCAAGCACTGAAAGATTGCTTTAAGGAGTGAGAATATGGGAAGCCAAAATATAATTAAAACAATGGAAGAAGAAATAACAAGACCTCAAAAAGAATTAGACAAAGCCTACTCGGAAAGAAAAGTATCACAGAACGAGTTTCTTGTTTGTGGTAATACAATGAAAATAGATATTCTTGGAACAGAATACAGAATCGAAACCCACAAAGTATCAGAGGACAGCTACATTGAGGATAATCCACCTAAAGACAGCAAAGAAGCTGTATGGTATTTAGGCGAGAGCCTTAAGAAGCTGGCACAGGCTGATGTATTTATCGGAATTGATGAAGCATATGATTGGAATGGCTGTTATATTGAAAGAGATACAGCACAAAGATATGGCATTAAAACATATATAGTTCAAGCGAGGAATATAATTGATAGCTATGGTGCTCTTTTTAAGAAATTAAATCCGCCTGTCCATGATGTATTGCTCTAACAAAATTTTACCGGCTACAGATTGATTGTAGTCGCTACCCTAAAACAGTTATAGGCAGAGGTCTATAAGCACCTTTGCTTTTTAAAAGTGGAGGTGCTTTTCTTATGGCTAGTCAGAGCCTTATTTCCACAGTTGATAGTTACGAAAATTACATAGAGAGAAACGGAATAGACGAGCAAGTAATTAATGCCTATGTAGACGCTTGCAGTGTAGCCATAAATGGCGAGAAAGATATTGAGTATGGACTACAGCTCACTAAGAGGGCAAAAGAGCTTATAGAGGACTTCTGCACGGCTAAAACAGGTGGCATGATTTGGGATTTAGAAAAATACGCATTCAACCACAAAACCACATATGAGCTGATAAACAAAAAGTATGAGGTTTTGTTGCTTGAAGCTCAAAACAAAATAGTCGACAGCTATTTTCAGTACATAGAGAAAAAGCGTGAGCCTAAAGACCGATTTTATATGCCACGTAGGAAACAACTAATCAAAATCGGACTCGTGGATGCTTTGCAAGGCATGATTGATGATAAATACGACATATTGTGCGTGAGCCTAGTGCCAGGAGCTGGAAAGAGTACGATTGAGAAATTTTTTCATTCGGCAGTTGCCGGTTGGTTTCCAAAAGACTACAGCCTATTTTATTCACACAGTGGTGACATTACACGAATGTACTATGATGGAGTATACGACATTGTTACCAATGATGATGATTATGCGTGGCATGACATTTTTCCTAATCTATCAGTTACAAGCACGAATGCCAAAATGGAGCAATTTAATATTGGCAAATACAAACCTTTTCCGTCAGTGCAATGTACTTCTGTTGGAAGTAAGAATGCCGGAAAAGTCCGTGCAAGTAAATTTTTGCTAGTTGATGATATGATAGGCGGAATTGAGGAAGCCTTAAATCCTACAATACTTGATAAATTATGGGATAAATACGCGGTAGACGCAAGACAGCGTAAGACACAAGACACAGACGGAAAGCCATGCAAAGAGATACATATTGCCACTCGTTGGAGCGTACATGATGTTATCGGACGCATTCAAAATATGTATATTGGAAATCCGAGAGTCAAAACAATATCAGTACCCGATGTGGACCCGACAACAGGGGAAAGCAATTTTGATTATGAGTATGGTGGTTTTACGAAAGAGTTTTTTGCGGACCAACAATTACTCATGGACGAAATCTCTTACCGATGTTTGTATAAACAGGAACCTATCGAGCGTGAGGGACTATTGTTTCCCGATGATAAAATCCGCAGATACTTCAATCTGCCACATGGCGAGCCGGAAATTATCACAGCTCAATGTGATACAAAAGGAAAAGGCACAGACTATTTTGTTATGCCAATACTGCAAAAATATGGCGAGGATTATTATTGTATTGATTGCGTGTGCGATAATACGGCAGACTATGAAATGCAGTATGAAAATGCGTCAAACACATTAGTAAATAATCAGGTACAAGAGTGTGAGTTTGAGCGTAATGCCGGTGGTGACAGAGTGGCTATGGAAGTCAATAAGCGAGTTGAAAACAAAGGGTGGATATGCAACATCACTGATGTACCGACAGAGACAAATAAGGAAGCACGTATTTTTCAGTGCTCTAACTGGATTTTACAACATATTATTTTCAAAGACCAATCACTTTATAAGCCCAATGAGCCTTATGGAGTAATGGTATCACTGTTGAAACGATATTCAGTAACAGGCAAAAAACAGCTTGATGATGTTCCTGATGTTTTTTCAAACTTTGCCTTAAGAATGACACAAGGCAGTAGAATAGCAAAGGTTGAAGCAGTACACAATCCGTTCAGAGGAGGGCTTTATTAATGACAAAGGAAGTTTTATCACAGTATTCAGACTTACAAGAGGAAATCAAAGAGGTCAGAAAGAAAATTGCTAAATTGCAAGATGACCTTAAAAAGATAGAAAGTGGAGAAAGCGTGATTGACACTGTGTCAGGAGGCATGGGTGGCACACAGCACTTCAAAATCGAGGGTGTACCATACCCCGAATACGGACGCAAGCGCACATTATTGTACTCGAGAATGACTACGTTACAGCTTTTACAAGATGATTTGCTTGAAAAGACAAACGATGTAGAGGAGTTTATAGCAAGCCTTGATGATAGCAGAATGAGAAGAATAATTAATTTTAGATTTTTGGAAAATAAATCATGGTTACAGACGGCATATGCGCTTGGCGGTAAAGCCACGGCAGATAGCGTAAGAATGGAGTTTGAAAGATTTTTTAAGAAAATGTAAGTTTGTTCGTTCGGTTCGCTTAGAATGTGATAATGTTTAAGATGAAAAAAATGTAATTCGTTCATTACGAAAATCTCTTTTAGAAATGGCACTCACAGATTGTGGGTGCTATTTTTAGTGAAACGAGGACAACATGAATAATCAGAATATTGTACCAACAGGAAAACGAAGTGTAATGTGCCCTCGTTGCGGTAAATTGCTAACGTGGGTGAATAAAAATGATAAGAAGCACCACAAGGTAATGTGTACGCACTGCCGTAAATGGATATGGTTTTGGGCTGGCACACAAGAATTTCAAATAAAAGAGGTTCCACAGAGAACTTCTGCAAGTGGCATGAGGTTTTATTGATGTATAGATATGCGCATAAAAACGTAAGACCTTTTTCAGCTGTCTGCCATAATAATTACGGCAGACAAGTTATTTTCACACGTAAAAGGCAAATCACAAAAAATAACATAATCGAAGAACTGAATAAAGCACTTGTGATTCACGAGCAAAACGCTATTGAGATTGAGTATCTTGACAGATACTATCGTGGCGACCAACCGATTTTGTATCGACAAAAGGTAAATCGTCCGGAAATCAATAACAAGATTGCTGTAAATCTTGCGTATGAGCTTGTTGAGCGTAAAACCGCAGAGATGTGTGCCGAGCCAATCCAATATGTGCTACGTGGCACTGATAACCATAAGTCGGAAGAAATCACACAGCTTAACATTACAATGGACTCGGAAAGCAAACAGGAGTGCGATATAGACATACATCGTTGGAGAAGTATATGCGGTACCGGCTACAGATTTATCGGTAATGACGACGGACAAGGACAGTTGCTTGATGAGAGCGATTTTTCTTTATCGTCTGAAAATCCGATGTATACGTTTGTTGTGTACTACTCAAATGGACGTCCGGCATTCTCTTGCCAAATCGGAGAGGACGAGAACGGAGCAGATATTTATTATGTGTTCACTGACAATGAGTGGTTTGATATTCGCAATGACAAGATTTATGCAAGCGGAATAAACGGCAACAGAGCAATTCCGGTGATTGAATATCCGAACAATGCAAGGCGATTATCTGACATTGAAATGACTATTGCAATTACAGACGCTATCAACGTGCTTACATCGGACAGAATTAATGGAGTCGAGCAGTTTGTGTCTGCATGGGTGAAATTCGTTAATTGTGAGATTGACATAGATACATTCAGAAAAATGCGACAAGAGGGAGCATTAGTCGTTAAATCTAACAATGGCTCGGACAACAAGGCTGATGTTGATGTAATGACGAGCGAGCTTAATCAGACAGAGGGGCAAGTAGTTTTTACTGACCTTTTTGAAAGATTTTTAAGCATTCAAGGTCTCGCAAATCGTCAGGGCAACACAGGCGGTGACACCGGTTCTGCCGTAGAACTGAGAAACGGACATTACGATGCCGGACTTAGGACGGCTATTAATGAGCCTATCCTTAAGAAATCAGAGAGAATGGCACTTAGGCTTATTCTTAACAGGCTGAGAATTAATAAGGGCTTTACGCTTATGCCTAGTGATGTTGAGATACACATTAATCATAACAAGCTAGATAACATGCTTGTTAAGGCAGAGGTGCTTGAAATATTACTTAGGTGCGGTATCAATTACAAGAGAGCTGTTAAGACGATTGACATGTTTAGTGACCCTGAACAAGTTACTCTCGAAAGTGCTAAGCGGATGGAAATGCTATTCCCGGAAGAACAGCCGACAACAGCTACATCTAACAATAAGAACAATGGAAAGACAGCCGATGAATAATTGGCTGTCAATTTATTTTGGAGCTTGATATGGCAGACGAAATCCACGCACTTAACAAAAATGAAATACAAGACATAGATTATGAAACATATTTTGGTGAGATGGATTTATCTGACGAGGAAAAGGAAGATAGAAAAAAGCTTGCTGAAAAGTTTGAAAAAATCTTTGTTATGCTATTTGCCTTGTTATCCGGAAAAGAAGAAACAGAGATAACAACTATCACCAAAGAATTTATCATCAGATATGAGAGCATTGCCACGCAGTATTGCAAGGCAAAGAGAACACCCTCATATATTACGGATTATGCCCGGTACATCGTGAATGAAGTAGTTGACGCTACCACACAAAATACTGAAATAGAGTATTTTACTTCACGGAAGCGTGCCAAAAATGTAGCTGCGAATGAAGCTAATGCAGTCGGCAATTACAGATTGCAAACTGATATGGTGAAACAAGGTTACAAAACAAAAGAGTGGCGCTCAAAAGAAGATTCACATGTCAGACCTACACATGCAGAAGTTGACAGAAAGAGAATTGATATTTTTGAGCCGTTTGAAGTTGGAAACTCACTTATGATGTTTCCGAAAGACCATTCTTTAGGGGCACAAGTAAAAGAAATAGCAGGGTGCAGATGTACCCTTAGATATTTTAAATAATCAGCGATTGCCAATTATGGCAGTCGTTTTTTATTATACAAAATTTGCAGTTGTGCGTTAAACAACAGAAAAACTCGGCTGGTGCGACCAGCGATAACAAAAGCGTGAGTTACGGAGGTAATGAAATGACAAGAAATGATGTTTTGAAGCTTTTTCCGGACGCAACGGATGAGCAGATAACGAATCTGCTTAACAAGAGCGGTGAGGAAATGGCAAGAGAGAAAGAGAAAGCCAATCAGTATAAGGCTAAAGCTGACAAAGCTGACGAGCTGCAGACACAGCTTGATGAGCTACAGAATGGCAACATGACTGAACTTGAAAAGGCAAATAAAGCCTTAGAGACAGCCAATCAGCAGATAGCCAAGCTACAGAAAGATAACGCTGTCAGAGACTTGCGCGAGAAGGCTATGTCAGATTTTGGAATTACAGCAGAACAGGTAAAGACAGTAGTAAAAGAGGATGGCTCTTTTGACACAACATCACTTGGCAAGATTATTTCCGACATGAAAGCCAATGCAATCGCGGAGTATGAGAAAAACGCACTCAACAATACTCCGAATCCGAGCAATGGCGGTAACAATAATGAACCCGACTCAAAGCCAGCAGATGTAGCAAATGCAGAACAAATCTCATTCGGTACAGTTGCAAGTACAGAGAGTCAAAACAGCTATGTAATTTAAAACAGGAGGTAGAACGATGGGAAAACCAATCGTAAGAGACTTTACACAGGGTAAAGGAATTTTAAAATTTTTCCCTTATGAGGGTGCAGCGTGCCTTGTGCCACAGACTATGGTAACAAGCGCAGATGGAAACGGAATGAAGATTGTGCCGGCCGGTACACCATTCCCAAGCAATGACGCAGAGTGCAAGGGCTATCTGTTACACGATGTAGATGTAACGATGGGTGACGCACCTGGAACATATGTATATCAGGGAACTATTGATTGGGAGAAAGTTAAGTCTCTTTCAATCGCAGATGAAGCTAGAACTGCAACACCTAGAGTTACTTTCTATGGCGCGCCAAAGATTGTAGCAAGTCAGGCTTAAAAGGAGGTAGAAGAACATGGCATTACCATTAGCAGAAGCATTTACAGCGAGAAGCCTCGGTGTAATGTGGGGTAACTACAAAAAGACATTAGGAACTGCCCCTTATCTTGGCAGACAGAAATTTGGAACACGTAAACAGGACTCACTCGACCTTAGATTTATCAAGGGCAAGAACGGACTGCCGGTATCACTCAAAGCTTCAAACTTTGATGCACAGGCAGAGTTAAGAGATGTTGGAGGCTTCTCTGACATTCAGAACTCAATGCCATTTTATCGTGAGGGATATATGGTAACAGAGAAAGAGGAACAGGAGTACGACAATTACAGAACTTCTGAGAACTCAAGCCTTGCCAATAACGTATTACGTGAAATCTCAAAGAAACCAATGATGTTAATTGAGGGTGCATTAGTTGTACCGGAGAGACAGATTTGGCAGTTACTTGCACCTACAGATGGTGTACCAAAGGTAAAGGTTGTACTTGGCGATAAGAACTATGTCGTTGATTACACAGCCGACAATGGTGCAGAGCATAAGGAAAAGCACTTTAAGTCAATTACCGGCACAAGTGCATGGGATAAGCCTACCACATGTGCACCGCTTGATGACCTTATCACAGCTCGTAGAGACTTTGCAAAGGCTACAGGCTACTCACTTACACGTTTTACCATGAATACAGAGACTTGGGAAATGGTGCTTAAGGCAGAGGACACAAAGAAACAGGTACTCGGTATCACTGCTTACAATGGCGGTATCAGATTACAGCAAGGACAGGTTACTGAATACCTTAGAGGATATGGTATCGAGATTGAAGTATACGATAAGCTCTATGTTGACGAGTCAGGGCAGACACAGTACTTTGTACCAACAGGTATTGTATCTGCGCAGTCTGCCGGAGTATTCCTCGGCGATTACACATTCGGTAAGACTCCAGAGGAAAGAAGCGGAAGTATCACAGACGGAAACCTCTCACTTGTTGAGACAGGTGTATCTGTATACACATATGCTACAAATCATCCTATCAATACTCACTGTATCGTATCTATGATTGGATTACCTACATTCGAGGGTATGGATAGCGTTATGGTTCTCAAAGTTAAGGAGGATTAAGGCTTATGATAGCAACGCACTCTATAAAGCATGATGGAGTGTGGTATAAAGTCGGAGACGAGGTACCGGAAAGCAATAGCAATTCGGTGCCTTCTGATTTTATGAACCCACCTGAAACACCATACACAAAGACAGAAATTAACAGAATGTCAACAGCCGACCTAAAGAAGCTTGCGAGCGGAAATGGTATTGAAAATGCCGCAGAAATAAATGGCAGCGACTTGAAAAAAATGTTAATTGAAAAGTTTGGATTATAAGGAGCTTGGCATGGAATACACCACATTAGAACAAGTCAAAATCAGACTCAAACAATTTCATATTGATACAGTCACGAATGATGATGATACAACATCTGATGTGGTTGTATTCGATAACAAGGAAGATAATCCGATAATCGAACAGCTTATTAAACAGGCCACAGAAGATGTAAAAGCAAAAAGGTGCTATCCGGACACTTTCACTGATGATGATATAACTGCCGATTTAAAGCAGTTTGAGAATGTCGTTATCAATCTTGCTGTCTACGACCATTCACAAGCCGGTGAAAACTACATGAGCGCATTAAGCGAGGGCGGTGTGAGCCGTACATGGAAAGACAGAGATAAGCTGTTTGTCGGAGTTTTCCCTTTTGTCAAAGTGCTATAAATCTTGCCTATAGGGCATTATATAAAAAGATAAGAAGATTGTGCGTTACCATTTTACTGATGTCGGTAAAGTGGTAGCAGGCGGTACACATTAAGTGGTGGTGGGCGGTGTGCCATTATTAATTATGAAAGGCGGTATATCAATGCCAATAGCAGTAATTATAAGCATTATTTCAGTTGCTTTTTCCGTCTTTTTCGGACTGTTTACCTTAGGACTTAATCTTAAGAACAACAAAAAGTCTGACAACGCAGAACTTACGGAGCGTGTAAAGCAAAATACACGCATAAATATGAAGCTTGACACAATATCAAGCAACACAACAGAGATAAAGAATGAAGTCACAGAAATGAGAAGAGAACTTAATTCTCACGATAACAGGATTATTAAGGTTGAGGAAAGTGTAAAGTCAGCACACCACCGAATAGACGGACTGGAAGCACGACTTAATGAAGATAAGGAGGCATAACAGAATGGATATAACATCAGTATCAACAGTAGTTGCAATCGTTGTAATTACATATCTGATAGGTTTAGGAGCCAAAGCAATCCCACATATTAAGGATAATTATATTCCTATAATCGTAGGTGTTGCGGGCGGCATCTTAGGCGTCATAGGTATGTATGTAATACCGGATTTTCCGGCAAATGACATTCTTAATGCAATCGCAGTAGGAATTGTGTCCGGACTATCAAGCACAGGCGTTAATCAGATTTATAAGCAGGTAAAAAACAATGCTTGACATTAATAAACAGGCCATGAAATACGCACTCCAAGGCCAAACAGTCACAGTCTATGAAAAAGACGAGGACGGAAATCTAAAGTTTTACGAAACAGAGGACGGAGAGAAAATATATTACACACACGAGGAAACAGGCTTTTCGGAGCCAGTTGATTTTCGGGCGAATATATCGTTTGACGGAGGAGAAGCACAGAACAAGGAATATGGCTTTAATACGGCTGATTTTGACGCTGTTTTGCTGACAGACAGAGGAGAATACCCTTTTAAAAAAGGTGACGTTATTTGGCTTGATGGCGAGCCCACAAAGGGCGAAAACGGATTAGTTGATTCAACTTCCGCAGACTTTACAATAGTGGGAGTAAAACCCTCTCTCTATTCAGTTAAATACATGCTCAAAGCAGTTGTGAAAGAAGTGTAATTATGAAGATTGACGTTTCTCTGACAGAAAAATCTATACAAGATGCGATAGACAAGCTTGAAAGATATAAAGACCGCCTACAGGACAAGTGCATAGCATTTGTCGGAGAGCTTGCTAGTAATGGCATTGCTGTAGCACGAGCAAATACAGGCAATTTCGGACACTATATTACATTTAGTTATGAAATTAAAGATACAACGGACGGCTGTACGGCTATTGTGCTTGCTACCGAAACAGGGCAGATACAAAGCACATGGCAAACAGCAGACGGACTTAAGACAGTTGATGTATCGCCTTTGCTTATGGCTGAATATGGCTCGGGCTGGAGAGCTAAGCCACACTTCAATGATACAAGAGGCGGTCAAGGAACTTTTCCAGGGCAGACACACGCATTTGACAGTGAGGGTTGGTATTGGAGAGACGAAAGTGGAGAATTACACCATTCATACGGCATTACACCTACAATGCCGATGTATAACGCATTTTTAAAAATGGAAAATGACATTATGAGAACGGCACGGAAAAATTTTAGTTGAGGTGAGATAAAGTGGCAAGTCAAAATCAATGGGTATACGACCTTGAAAATCTCACATATGCGATTGTTAAAACCCGATGTGAGAAAAAATTGAAAACTAAATATCCCAAACTGAAATTCACGCAAGAGGAACAGTCGGACAGTGCAACGGCTAGTTTCCCGACAGTGCTAGTTCAAGCACTCGAACCTATTGAACAGAATGAGGATTTAGAGTGTGAAAGAATAAATACAGTGTTATTTACGGCACAAGTAATTGTTACAACGAATAAAAGCCGTTCAGAAGCCTTGAATGTGGCGCAGACAGTGGCTAATGAATACAAAGCTATGTCATTCAAGCTGACAACAACCCCATTCGCTAGGAAAAACGGCAAATTATGGACAGCAACATTACGTGCTAGGCGGTCATTCGACTGGAATGATAGATTATAAGAGCTTTTTGGCTCTTATTTTTTATGAAAAATTAGGAGGTAATAAAAATGGCAACAGGATTAAAAAGTAGAATTGCTTACAAGACACCAACCGCATCCGCCACAAGTGGCGATTACTGGGCTGGAACTTACAAGCTCTTAATAAGGGCAAAATCAATCCCCTCACCATTCGGTTCACAGAACATGGTAGATACTTCAACCCTTGAAGATTTAGTAGAGACACAGGAAATGGGTAGACGTTCAGCCGGTTCTATGGAAGTTGAGGGAGCTTTTGAGAAAAAGTATAAGGATGAGATGGTAACTAACGAGGGCAAGAAGCTCGACTTTATCATTCTTTATGGTACAGACGGAAAAGGTTCAGAGGGTATCTGCGCTTTTATCGGTCAGGAATCATTCGCCCCAGGTGAAGCTTCCGATGACCACTTAACAGGAACTGCGACTGTATCAGTACAGACAGTACCTAAGTGGATTGAGGATAACTACGAGGTTTCGGTAACAGAGGATGACCAAGGCTATCCAACAGCAATCACACTCACAAAAAAAGGGTGAGCCAATCGGAAAAAGCCGTAGCGGTTGGCTATGATGATAGCACGGCTGACAGCGAACTTGAAGATACAATATAGCAAGGTAATTGAGGCAGTTTTAACACTGCCTCTTTCCCTATATAAATTAGGGAGAAAGGGAAAGATAAAATGAAAATTAAATTAAGTGGAAAAGAGTATACAGTTAAATTCGGATATGCACCGGTAGTTAAGAATAAAATTATCCCAAGACTTGTAGGAATGGAGCAACAGGGTGAGGGGCTTGATGTCATTGACAACATGCTTGAATTTTTACCGGAGTTTTTGCTTGTAGGTTTGCAAAAGTTTCACGCTGACGAATTTGGCTTTGATTTTGACAATAAAGAAGCAAAAGAGAAACAGCTTGTAAAGGTATACGATTTACTTGACGATTATCTTGACCCGGAGAATGAAGAGGGCGGAGATTTACAATCACTCTACAACGATTTATCGGCTGAAATGGAGAAAAACAGTTTTTTATCCAAGATGTTGGCGAAAGAGGTACAGACAGCCAAGAAGAAGCCAATCAAGAAGTAAAAGAGCTTACGTGGGAAGTATATTGTAACGAAATCCGCCCATATTGGCTTTTGGCAACTAAAGGCTATGGATTTAGCGTTGAGGACATAGATATGTCTTGTCCGGCTGATTTAGAGCCTTATTCAAAGGCTTATATGCTTGAGCAGAAAGAAGCCGACTCTAACATGTGGGCTTGGTGGGGCACATACGGATTAAGCGCAACTCTTACAGCTATTGATAGAGCCTTAAATGGCAATAAAGCAAGAGCAAAATACATCGAAAAATCGTTAAATGAGCAATACTCAAAAGATAACGAGCCTAAATACAAGGAGTCTAATGAGGAAATTGCCGTTTATGAAATGAAGCAACGAATTAACGCATTAAGACAGTCGGGACTACCTGAAAGTCCTGATTAATGAGGTGAAAATATGGCATATAAAGGAATTGACGTATCGTCATATCAAGGAAATATTGATTGGAGTAAGGTTAAGTGGGCTGGGGTGCAATTTGCAATCCTAAAAATAATCCGCAAAGACCTTAATCTGGATAAGACCTTTGAGCAAAACTGGAAAGGCTGTACTGATGTAGGAATGCCGATACAAGGTGTTTACAACTACTCATACGCTACAACAGTAGACAAGGCAAAGACGGATGCGAACAAGGTCATTCAGACGCTTAACGGAAGAAAAACTTTCGTTTGGTTAGATGTTGAAGATAAGTGCCAGCAAGGACTTGGACAGACGCTTATTGACATAATTAACACATATCAGAGTGTTATCAAGAGTGCTGGGCTTAACTTTGGTGTATACACAGGGCTTAGCTTTTACAATCAGTACATTGCGCCATACGCAAATCAGATTAACTGTCCGTTTTGGATTGCGCGCTATCCGTCAACTAAGGGGATGTCTATTGGCGATGAGCCTAATAGTGCAAAGAAGCCTGTTATTCAACATTCTCTGTATGGCTGGCAGTATTCGAGCGCATTTACCTGTAGCGGCCTGAATAACAGCACAGATGCTAACTTACTATACATTGAGCTTAATAAGGGTGATGGAATAGAGAATAGTTCGGCACCAATAGCAACTCCGGTAAAGAATAACGCTTGGAAAGGCAATGAGGAATATTACCTCGATAATGATGATGTAAGAAAATGGCAACATGCTATGAACATCGGATTTGACACAGACGAACTTAAGGAAGATGGCAGATTTGGAGTTAATTCACAGAGATTTGCTAAAAATCACAATTTGTGGAGCGGTCAGAGACATAACTGCCCGACAGCCATTAAGTGGCTGAGAAAAACTCTACACGACAAGTATCATTTTTACAAACTTGATACCGATTACGGCAAGTGGACGGACTATCTCACTAAATGTGTCAAAGTATTTCAAAAGAATAGAGGTCTTAAGCAAGATGGATATGTTGGATTAATTACAACATACTATCTGCTCAAAGACTAAATACATGAGAGCTACTTTAGTGTAGCTCTCTTTTTTATTACATACAGGGAGGTGAGAAAATGGCAGAGAGCATTGAGCTTCAAATCAAGTCGGACGCGCAACAAGCAACTAGAGCCATAAGCAATTTACAAAGTAAGTTGCAAGGACTTGGAAGTACTCTCAATTCCCTCAATGGTGCAAGCATAAGCAATTTTGCGAGTGGAATGTCGCAACTTGCAACATCACTTAGAAGTGTGAGCAGTATTGACACTCGTACTTTTAGCAAGATTGCAACCAACATGGAGAAGCTCGGCAACCTTGATACTGCAAGACTTGTCAGCTCGGCAAGTGCCTTGAAGAACATGGCAACAGAATTGTCGGGCTTTGCGAATATCTCAAAGCAATCAGCAGAGATTACACAGCTAACAGCTTCAATCTCAAAGCTCGGTTCGAAATCAGCTAGTTATGCTGCAGACAACATCAGAAACCTTGGCGGTGCCTTAAAAGAGGTAATGACAACATTATCTAACGCACCGAGAGTTAGCAATAACATTATTCAAATGACTAATGCACTTGCTAATCTGTCACAGCAAGGCTCGAAAGTCGGTTCGGCTAGTAGGTCACTTGTAACAGGCTTTTCAAACACAACTAAGTCAATTAAGAGTACAAGAAGTGGATTCAGGGGCTTAGCTTCAACTATCGGTAAGTTTTACGCAACTTATTGGTTGGTTATGCGAGCTGTCGGAAAGCTAGGCGGTGCAGTTGATTTAGCGAGCCAATTAACAGAGGTTCAAAACGTAGTAGATACCACGTTTGGTGACATGGCAAGCAAGGTTGATGATTTTACAAAAACATCAATTCAAGATTTTGGAATGTCGGAGCTGACAGTTAAGCAAATATCAAGCCGTTTCCAAGCACTGGGTACTTCTATAGGTATTTCGTCAGAGCAAGTGGCAAATGGTACGGCAGTGGCAAATAAAGCTCTTATGAGTCAAAATAACACGCTATACAAGACTACAGACAGTATGGCTGATATGTCACTTAATCTTACAAGATTAGCTGGCGATATGGCTTCGTTCTACGATGTAGACCAAGCTGATGTAGCAAAGAGCTTACAATCTATTTTTTCAGGAACAATTGCACCGCTAAGGAGATACGGACTTGATTTAACACAAGCCACACTTTCTGAGTGGGCTATGAAAAACGGACTTGACGCAAATATCAAGTCAATGACGCAAGCTGAAAAGGTACTCTTAAGGTACAATTATGTCATGGCAAACACGCAAGCTGCGCAAGGTGATTTTGCTAAAACTGCCAACACTTGGGCTAATAGTGTAAGAGTCCTTAAGCAAGAGTTCCAAGCATGGGGCAGTATCATAGGTAGCGTAGTAATCAATGCTTTAAAGCCGTTTGTTCAAGTCTTAAACAAAGTAATGCTTAAGGTTATCAGCTTCACAAGAACTGTAGCTGACGCACTCGGAGCAATCTTCGGCTGGACTATCGAGATAAGCGGTCGCGGTGCCACAGCTGACGGCATGGAGGACATAGCTGACGGAGTGGGCGATATTGGTGATAACGCTGATAGTTCTAATAAGAAAGCCCAAAAACTGAAAAAGACATTGCTTAGCATAGACGAGATACACGCACTTGACGATAACAGCGACAGTGGCAGTGGTGGTGGTTCAGGCAGTGGCGGTTCCGGTGGCGGTGGAGCTGGCAGTGGCGTTAATAGCTCGCTGAAAAAGACTGATGGATTGCTCGAAAAATACAAATCATCAATCAAAGACCTTTACTCACTCGGAAAGTACATCGGTGACGCTCTTGCAAGCGCTATGGAGAGCATTGATTGGAAGAAGATTTATCAGAAAGCTGATAATTTCGGAAAAGGACTTGCAGACTTCCTTAATGGTTTAATCAGCCCAAGGCTCTTTTATGATTTGGGCGCAACAATAGCCGGTTCACTGAACACAGCTTTGCATTTTCTTAATTCATTCGGTACAACATTCGACTGGACTAATTTTGGCTTGTCGATTGCTAACGGCATTAATGGATTTTTTGAGAATTTTGATTTTGCGTTACTAGCAAAAACTATTAACGCATGGGTGCAAGGAATATACACCATGCTAACCACGGCAATTAAAAATGTGTCGTGGAAAGACATACTTAAAGGAATTACGGACTTTTTAAGCAATTTGGACATCAAAACTGTTGAGATAATAGTTGGCACATTGCTGATAAAAAAGATAATTTCGTTAAAATTGGGTTCAGTGGCACTCGCTTTTATTGGAAAATCATTATCAAAAGCGATAGCACAGGCAATAGCTTCAAAAATTGGATTTGAGCTTGTAGAAGGAGCTGGCATTGGAACGGCAATAATGCAAGCATTTAAAACCATTTTTGCCTCATTGTCAACAAATCTCGGACTACTTATAGAAGGACTATTCAGTGGTTTAAGTTTGGGTGATGCAATAACAGCCGCATTCGGAACAGGGGCAGTAGACCTATTAGCGACAATCGGTTCTGCTTTTTCAGCAATAGCCGGAACAATTTTATCTATCGTAAATTTTGTCAAAATGTTAAAAGACGGATTTAGTTGGGTAAATGAAATTCTAATGGTAATAGGTGTTGCATTAGCCACAATCGGAGCAATATTAGCTGGTGTGGCAGCATTGCCGGCGGTAATTGTTGGAGCAATAGTGGCAGCAGTCGCAACGATTGTTGTTGTGGTAAAAGATAATTGGAACACAATTTGTGAACTATTTTCAACAGTTGGCGATTGGTTCAATGGAAATGTCATTAAGCCTGTGGTTTCGTTTTTTAAAGATATGTGGAAAACCATAAGTGGCTTTTTTGGCTCCTTATGGAAAGACATAGTAACTGTGTGGCAAGGAGCTTCGAAATGGTTCAGTTCCACAGTAATTGAACCGATAGTTGGCTTTTTTAAAGGCTTTGCTACACGAGCACAACAGATTTTTCAAGGTATTTGGATAATAATTCAAGCAATTTGGATAGTAGCTTCGGGGTGGTTCAATAATAATGTAATCACTCCAATTTCAAATCTGTTTAATTTTTTAAAAACGTTTATACAGACAACGATACAGACAGCAAAAGATTTTGTATTTTCAACATGGCAAGGGGTGGCAAGTTGGTTTAGCGGTACAGTAATACAACCGATTTCAAACTTTTTTAATATGTTGAAAGCTGGTATAACATCGGCACTTAGCACAGCAAAGAACTTTGTTATATCTACTTGGCAAAGCGTGGCGGGTTGGTTTAATGGCAATGTTATTTCGCCTATCACAAACTGCTTTAATATTATGAAAAACGGAATTACAAGCGCATTTAATTATGTGTGGAGTTCGATAAAAGGCGGTGTTACAGGGGCTATGAACTACGTTATATCAAAAATAGAGAATGGGGTTAATTTTGTTGTCAGTGGAATTAATTCTTTATTAAGAGGATTTAACAAAGTTGTTTCTATGGCTGCTAAGGTGGCTGGTGCAAATTGGAACGGAGTATCGTTAGTTCCGAAAGTACATATTCCAAGGCTTGCTAGTGGTGGAATTTTCCCAAGGGGAGAGGACGGCATGGCTTTCATTAATCACAATGAGTTAGTCGGTAAATTCTCAAACGGCAAAAACGTAGTTGCAAACAACCAACAAATCACCGAGGGAATTAAACAGGCTGTCATGGAAGGAATGGCACAAGTAATGATGAACTATAATGCCGGCGGAAACTCTGCACCTGTCATTGAAAATGTGTTTAAGTGCGACAGTGAAACGCTCTATCGCATGACACAAGTAGGCAAGGCAAAGCACGGACAACGATATATTGTAGCAAATGAATTTGGCTAAGACACTCACACCTATGTGGGTGTCTTTTTACGAGGTAACACAATATGGCAATGATGTTAGTAGACGGAGTAGAATTACCTACTCCGTCAAGCTTTGAATGGGGCTTGATTGATGTGTCTGCAAGCGATAGTGGACGAACACAAGACGGCAAAATGCACAAGAATAGAATAGCGCAGAAACGGCAACTTAAATTGTCGTGGAATGGTACAGACAAGGCTAGGACAGCAAAGATACTTCAAATGGTGAACCCCGAATATATCAGAGTGACATATCCTGACGCTATGAGCGGCACTGATGAAACACGTACATTCTATGTGGGTGATAGAAGCGCACCTATCAAGATATGGACTGTTGGCAATAAGAGGTATGAGGTATTAAGCTTTCCTCTCATAGAAGTATAAGGCGGTGATTAAATGCTTAACGTATCGGCTAAATGGCAAAGGGCAGTAATGCTCGATAATGACATAAACGTAAATTGTTTTGCTGACATAGTTACGGCAAGTGGCGAGAAAATCCCTATTAGTGATAGTAAGCTGTGGGCGAATGGCTTCGAAGTTAATGACTCAACATCAAGCAATGGTACTTTCACAATCGGGGCTTTGATTGCCGGAAAACTGAAAATTAAGCTGAATAATATTTATGAAGATTACAGCAAGTATGATTTTGATAAGGCAAGCGTAACAGCATATGTTTCAAAAAGTTTTTCTGACGGCACAACCGAAAAGCTAAAAATCGGTGAGTATAGAGTCAGCGAAACAAGCTATGATGGCTCACTCATAACGCTTACTTGCCTTGACAATATTAATAATTTCAATCGCGAGTACGATAGCAATTTAAGCTACCCTACGACAGCATATGAGGTAGTCAGAGACGCTTGTATTAAGTGTGATGTACCTTTTACTATGGCGAGATTCGATAACTCTGACTACACGATTAACGAGATACCAAGTGACAATCAAAAACTCACATATGGACAGGTAATAGCTTACATCTTACAGTTAAGTGGATTATGGGGCAAGTGCGGTCACGATGGCGAATTACTTATCGGATGGTATGATATGAGCCAATTTGAGAGTCAAAATTACAATGGTGGAACTTTTAGCACAAAAACTACACCATACTCTGACGGAAACAGCGTTGATGGTGGAAATTTCACCGACTATTCAAGTGGCGATAGTGCTGATGGTGGAACATTCACAGAAACGAGAAATTACCACAATATTTACACGCAAAAAGACTTGAACGTTGCGACTGATGATGTTGTTATCACCGGGGTAAAGGTAACTGTAACCTCAAAAGAGGACAAGACAAAAGATGTTAATGCTCTTGCCGGAAAAGAGGGATATGTAGTCTCAATCTCTGATAATCCGTTTATTTCGGCAGAAAAGGCACAGACAGTTGCAAACTATATCTTCAAAAAAATCGGTGGCATGAGGTTCAGACCTCTTGACGCTACACTCTTGTCAAACCCACTGATTGAGAGTGGAGATGTGGCGCTTGTGACAGACCGCAAGCAGAATACCTATAGCTGTTTTATTTCTAACCGAGCATTTACAGTTGGAAGCGGTACAAAAATTTCATGCGATGCTGAAAATGCTTCAAGAAATAGTGCTGATAAATTTAGCAATGAGACAAAGGCTATCGTACAGGCTAGGAAAGTTGCACAGGCACAACTAAGTGTATATGATAAGCAAATGCAATTGTTGACACAGCTAATGTCTCAATCGCTCGGACTTTTTAAGACTGAACAGGTGCAAGAGGATGGCTCAATTATTTACATTATGCACAATAAAGCCGACCTTAATTCAAGCAATATACAGTGGAAAATGACGGCTAATGGCATGGCTGTGTCAAGTGACTATGGTAAAACATGGAATGCCGGAGTTGATAAAGACGGAAACGCTGTATTCAATATTATGTCGGCCATCGGCATTAATTTTGACTGGGCGCATGGTGGTACGCTCACTTTAGGCGGTGAGAACAATGTAAGTGGTGTGCAGTATGTTAAGGATGCAAAAGGTAAAACACTGGTCACCCTTGACAATAAAGGCTTGACACTTGATAGCAGTGTGAAAATTGCTTGGGATAATGTGGCTGAAGCTACTGCTAAAGTCACTCAAATAACCAAAGACACAGTGACTACAAGCTATGTAAATGCACTTAGTGTTAAGGCTGGTTCAGTTGACGCAGAGGACATCACAGGAACAACAATTACTGGCAAGAATATTGTGGGCGGAACAATTAATATTGGCAGTGGAGTGTTTGCAGTTGATAGCGATGGAAAAGTAACCGCTTCAAATCTTAATATGTCCGGTGGAAGTATTGCACTGAACGGAAATTTAAGTAATTCAACGATTGATTTAACAGCTACTGACAATTCGGGAAACAATTATGAGCTTTGGATGAATGGTGCGGTCTTGCGAATTGTTAAAAATGATGAGAATTTGATTACACTTTATGGAGCCACAGGCTCTATAGGTGCACAGACAATGTATGCTCAAGAGATAGGCTCTGATAAATTCAGAGAAACCGATAGAGGATATGCAATGTGTGGAAATGCAACAGGACATACATACCATTGTGACTGGGATGATACTGCTTTGTGGTTTCAAGTTGATGATGCTTGGGTATGGAGTTCGTCAGACAAACGCTTAAAAAAGAATATTAAAGCAATTAATCAAGATTATATTGATGCAGTAGGCTCGGTTGATTTATTTCAATATAATCTTAATAGACAAGGATATTCAGACAAACCGTTATATTTTGGAGCAATGGCACAGGATATAATCAAAAACCTTAAAGATAAAGGGCATGTCGATGAAAATCTCAATATGATTTTCCAAAACAAAGCAACATCGGATGACGATACACTGTACTATGGCATGAACTATGAGCAATTCCTAATTCTAAGACTTGCTGGAGACGAGCAGAAGATTGATAAAATGCAAAAACACATAGATGAATTGGAAGATAGGTTTTCAAGATTGTGTCAGAAATTAGGCATTGATGAAAGCGAGGTGTAACTTATGGCAATTCAAATGAGGCGAGGGGCATACGCACAGTTTGACCCCTCAAAAATGAAAGCCGGAGAATGGGCGGTATCGACCGACTCCGACACGAAAAAACAGCAGATATGGATGTGTTTCGCACCCGGAATAGTTAAGCGAATGGGAACTGTTGAGGATTTTGACGTTGAAATTCAAAGACTTATTCAGAGTTACCTTGACGGCATGGCTCAATCCGTGTCACAGGCTCAAAAATCAGCACAAACTGCGACAGAAAAAGCTAACTCGGCAAGCAGTTCTGCTTCTCAGGCTCAAAAATCAGCGCAAACTGCTTCGCAAAAAGCAAACGAGGTCGCGCAAGTTTCAGGAAAGATTGATACGGCGGTAAGTCAAGCAAACGCAGCTACAAAGGCTGCAAATGAAGCTGCACAAAGAGCAGAACAACAAGCCGGACTAGTCGAGCAGAAAGCAAACGGAAGAGGCATTACTTTTTCCGTGACAAGTGCCGGATTACTCAATGTAAGCAAGGAGGACTAATATGAGCGGAATAGACATTATATCAGACACAACAGGGCAAGCGATTGTTGAGAGTATTAAAGCCCTTGGTACAAAATTAAGCGAGGGAAGAGTTGTTTATGGTGTTCACATTAATGGCGCGGACAGCAACCCAAAAACAAGAGTAAGATATTTAGCAGACGCAGTAGGCATGACTCCAGCAACCATGAATTTCGCGAGCGGAACTTTTGATTATGGTTCATGGGCGAATGCCTTTTTTATGCCAAAGCCATGTATGCTTAAAACAAATGGTCAGGTTGACTATTACCTCAACGAAAACGATTTAACTAAAAAAATAGACGGCAGTGCTTCAGATATAGCAAACATTGATTACGATGGAAATGCAATGATGGAATGGGGCAATGGTACAGACATTATATGGTGGAAGATTGAGCCTGATAAGGGCAATCCAAACAGTGCAAGCCTTTATGTTGCTAACTATCAAGCTGATAAAGAATTTAAAAATTTGAATTTCATCGGCATTAACGGCAATGAAAAATCTCATTTTTATACACCAATTTATAATGGCTCACTTGACGGCAACAATAAGCTACGCTCAATAAGTGGTCAAACAGTTATTAAATCGAAATCTGCTAGTCAAGAAATGACATATGCAAGAGCTAATGGTACAGGCTATGAAATCGAGCAGTACGTTGACAGACTCTTGATTAATATCTTACTTATCATCATGGGAAAATCTACCGACACACAAGATGTATTCGGTCGAGGCATGAGCGAAAATGCCAGTGATGGAAACTTGTTACTTAAGACCGGCACAATGAATGGCAAAGGCTTATTTTGGGGCGAAAATGCTGGAAAAGCCGGAGTTAAAATATTTGGAATGGAGAATTATTACGGCAATCAGTGGCGAAGAACAGTTGGACTTATCCTTGCTAATGGCATAGTGAAAATCAAGCTGTCTCCATCAACAAAGGATGGAAGCAAAGCAACTAACTATAACACTGATGGAACAGGATATATCGAGATACCTAATTCAACTCCTAGTGGTACAAGTGGCGGATATATCAAAGATATGTTATACACGGCATTAGGCATGTTTCCAACATCAATTACAGGCTCATCATCGACCTATTATCCTGATGGCTGTTGGTTTAATATTGCAATTATAGCCTTTGCTCTTTTCGGTGGCCACCTGCCCGGCGGCCGTCATTGTGGTGCGTTCTCCGTGAACTTGAACAACGTGGCTGGTGCTGCGGGGTGGGCCATCGGGGCTTCTCTTTCCTACAAATAACTTGCAACAGGGAAGAGGGAATTTCTGCCTAAGCAGAAAGGGAGAAACCGCGTTTCTCCTAAGAAAATTTGTGACTATAAACGTGTGTGGTTAATTTTATATAAGGGATTTAGTTTGCGCCTTTGCTCTTTTCGGTGGCCACCTGCACGACGGCCGTCATTGTGGTGCGTTCTACGTGAACTTGAACAACGAGGCTGGTAATGCGGGGTGGAACATCGGGGCTTCTGTACCTATCATTCATGGGATAAAATGAATGCAGACTAAATTCCGTACCCCTTGGTAAAAATCAACTCGATGCAAGCTACTGCTAGTAGTAGGATATGGTCGAACGTGGTAGAGAGGATAGGAAGAGAATACGTATGATAACATACAGAAATCTATATGCTGAATTTATTTCAGACGATAATATAAAACTTGCAATTCAAAACTTCTCTAAGGGTAAAAAGAGAAGAAATAAGGTTAGGAAAATTTTAGCAGACCTTGATACATACATACCCAAAATTAGAGAATATGCGATTAACTTCACACCTTTTGAGCATAAGCCCAAAGAAATATATGACGGAATATCACGAAAGAAACGCAAGATAGTAATACCGACAGTTATGGAGTCAATAGTACATCACATGATAGTGAACGTACTTAAACCCATGTTTAACAAAGGAATGTATGAGCACAGTTACGGCTCGGTTCCTAAGCGTGGCGGAGCGTATGGCAAGAAGCACATATGCAAATGGATAAGGCAAGGCGGTAAAAATATTAAATATTGCTATAAGCTTGATGTGAAGCAATTTTACGCTAGTATTCCACAGGATAAATTAATCGAAAAGCTTAAATCTAAAATCAAAGATTTTAAATTCATGCAGATTGTTGAAAATGTTATACATTGCGTGCCTAATGGATTGCCACTTGGCTTTTATACCTCTGTATGGCTTGCAAACTGGTATTTGAGCGAGTTTGACCATGAAATCAAATCACTCGGCATTGAGCTGAAATATGCACGTTATGTTGACGATATGGCTATATTTTGTGCGAGCAAAAAGAAATTGCGTAAGGTAAAAGCCGTGATTGATAACAGTCTTGCGGAATTGGGCTTGACAGTCAAAGCAAACTGGCAGATATTTCGTTTTCATTATTTGCCCCAAAATCCATATGTTAGCAAGAATGAAAAGCCGGCAACATATGGTAGACCGCTTGATTTTATGGGGTATAAATTCTATAGGAATAGAACCACCTTAAGGAAAACAATCCTTAAGAAAATAAGAGCTAAGGCAGTTAGAATATGGCGGAAAACAAAGGTTACAATATTTGACTCAAAACAAATGGTTTCCGCTCTTGCGTGGATTAAAAATTGCGATATGTACGATTATTACAGGGAGTACATCAAACCATTTGCAGATTTTGGAAAACTAAAGCGCAAAATTTCAACAGTAGACAGAAAGGCAAGGTGTATTGAATATGACAGAATATAAGCTAGTAGAAAGTATGCAATCGGGCAAACCGCTTGATATTGACACAACATCTTCTCCGAATATCGTTTATCAGCGAAAAAACATTAAATCGGTTGAGGCAACAGGGAGTGAGGATGATTTTACTTACAAACCTAAGCATTGGGAGTACGAGGAGCGTGAGCTGACACAGGACGAATACTCGCAGTATCTTATTGCTATGGAACAGGCAAAAGAGATTAACGAACATTCTGATGAAGAAGCAATAGACAACTATACAAGGCAGTTAATGGATGAGGGGGTGCTTTAATATGAGAATTTTAGTTGAAAGCCTTAAAAGGCTATATGAGAGTGGCAGAGTAACCAAAGAAGAACTACTCGACAGAGTAGCAAGTGGTAAAATATCGCAAGAGGAATATGAGTACATTACTTCACAATTAGAATAAAAAAGAGAGGGAACTTTCCCTCTCTGATTATTGCCCTATAAATACTCCAACATCATCTGCGAATGGATTGAAATTGTAATCCATTTCAATACTTTGCGCGTTTGTTGGAACTTCAAACGATATATCGACATTTCCAGTTCTACCCGGCGAAAGCTCTAAAATCGAAGAGCTGTCAGTCAAATAAAGCTTGTTTTCGACTTGCACGTTATCAGCATATCCGGTTGCATTAGTATAAGAAAAACTAAATGTTTCGTCACTATTATTTACCACCTGAAAGCTAAAAGTAACATATTTATATCCACTTTTAGGCTTTTCATAATCATAATTTGTATTTTCATAAAAATTAGTTAAAGTTACATTTATGTTGTCTTGATAAGTTATTGCCTCTCCGACACGAGCCTCAACTCTTTGATAATCTTGCGAGGAGCCACCCTCTGTCTCAGTTTCTATTTCACTTTCAACTTGATTATTGGACTTCTTGTCGCTTTTAGCGGTATCAGTACTTGAATGGTCTACAAAAATCAATCCTAAAGCAGAAAGAGCGCATATCACAATAGTAACAATCGAGCCTACATGACGTCTTGGAATTTGTTCTGAACTCTTAAGAGCTAAATCAATGATAGCAAGTATCAGTGCTGTTATGATACATATTACATCAAGAAAAAGCGGTGCGCATAGTATAAGCGGCAGGCAAAAGCAAATAGCTATTGTGCTTAATACAGAATCTTTCTTTTTAAATGGCTTATCTTGTATGTATAAATTTACATAATAGCTTGAAGTCTTGCGGTCAACGAGATAGTTACTCTCGATGTGTCTACAAACCATTTCCATATTGCCTTGATAATACTTATCTAAATCGCCAATATTAACATAATGATTGTTAATGCAGTATTCTCTATATCTTTTCATATAAAAAATCCCCTTTCTGGTTCTTTTTTTGCTATTTTACTCTTTGCAATCCGTATTGTCAATATTCGACAAAATAAAACACTTTAAAGTGCTACAGTAATGATGTTCTCAAATAAGAGAACTCTTCAAGTTTCGGTAGGGCGGTGGATTTTTCTGCCGTCCTTATTGACGTTTAAGAACAAATGTTCTATAATTGATGTATCGGAGGTAGTGTTGTATGGAATATAAGGATGAAATAATTAAAATGATTGAGGGCTTGGAAGATAAAGACCTGTTATTGTACTTGTACATATTTATTAAAGGAAAAATAGAGGCAGAGTAAAAACTCTGCCTTGTGGTTATATTTTCTTTTCCCAAACGTTACCACACTTTGAACACACAAACTTTGTTTTGCCGTTCTTGCCTTTAATCCCGGTAGCAGTACCGACAACGGCACCGACAGGTCCGAAGAGACCGCCTACTGTGTTGCCAACGAGTGCTTTACCGAATGAGAATTTTTTCTTGGTATCAACAGGTATGCCAACACCATCACAACCAAATTTAGGACATTTAACAGTTTTACTCATAATAAAATACCACCTTTCTTATTAATTTAATTTATTTTGAGTATTTTCATACATCATATCTATTAAATTCATAATATTTTCTTGCTCTTTATCCGACAATTTAGATAATTTCAACGCGTAGTCCTTGATTTTGCTATCCATTTTCGATAGAGCCAAGTCTTTTGTTGCCTCCTCGACAACTGAATGGTGCTCTTTTCCGGTAACTAAATAATCAAGTGAACAATCAAGACATTCTGCAATTTTTACCAGCTTAAACAATTTTGGACAGCTCTTTCCTTTTTTCCAATCTGAAAAAGTACTTTTAGGGAAACCGCCATATTTAGCCACTTCTGAATCATTTAACCCTTTTGAGTCTCTTAATTTACAATATCTTTCGTACATAGAAAATCTCCTTTAAAAAAAAGTTGTGATTTCTCAACATTTGGGGTTGACAAATAAGACTTCCTAATGTAGAATAAAAAAAGAAGTTAGGAAATCTCAACTCAATAAAAAATAAAATTGAGAAAATAATATTATGTTTCTGGACAATTCATAGTATACACGATTTTCTAATTTTTATCAAGACATAGTTAGGATTTTTGAACTAAAAAAACAAAAGCTGTTAGCGTACTACCACCAACAGCCGTTGCCTAATATGGCACTTTTTATAGTGACAGATTTCATAACTATTGTCAAGAAAGGAGATGGGAAATTGAATAAGAAAAAACGACAGGCGAGTTTTAAAAAACTTGATACGCTCATAAAAGCTAGAAACGTTTCGTTTTACAAACTGTCGGAGGAACTCGGAATGGCACGAAGTACTTTTTCGGATTGGAAGTCGGGAAAATCAATGCCAAAAACAGACAAGTTAATTAAGATTGCTAATTATTTTGGCGTAGAAGTTTCTTATTTTATTGAGTAGAAAGGAGAAAACATGAACGATTTACAAATTTTCAACAATGAAAAATTCGGAGAAATTAGAACTATCACTAAAGACGATAAGACATATTTTGCCGGAAGTGATGTTGCAAAAGCGTTGGGATATGCAATACCTCATAAGGCAGTACAAACTCATTGCAAGGGGGTTCTAAAATGGAACATCCCTACCAATAGTGGAAATCAAGATGTTTTATTCATAACAGAGGGTGATATTTACCGACTTATTATGAAATCAAAATTGCCTAGCGCAGAGGAATTTGAGCGATGGGTAATGGACGAGGTACTTCCGTCAATCAGAAAAACAGGCAGTTATGGTATGCCAAAGACAACAGGCGGTCAGATACAGCTTTTGGCACAGGGCTATACAGAATTAGAGCAGAAAGTAAACGACATCAAAGATGATGTGAGCGAGCTTAAGGAAAATGTACCACTCTATAGTTGCGATATTGACGAGATACAACAGCATGTTAAGCGCAGAGTTGTAAATATTCTTGGTGGCAAGCAGAGCGAAGCATACAGGGATAACAGTATCAGGCATAAGACATTCTCTGATATATGGACACAGTTAAAACGTGAGTATGGTTGCGTATCTACTTACAAGAGTATCAAGAGGAAGTATATAGACGATGTGCATGAGTTCATTGATTGCTATGTCGCGCCTAAGTATCTTGATGAGCTTATTCAAGACGCAAACGCTCAACAGAGTTTTGCATAGTGAGGTGATTGTATGAGAAAAAGAACTTTAAAGCAGAAATTCTATACAGGCTGTGGCTATTCGATTTTCGGAGCATTAGCTTTTGTATTTTTCCTTGGATTATCGGTGGCATACGGAATTAAGACAGCGAGTATTATCGTTGGAGCAATCGTAACAGTATTTTGGCTGATATTGATTGCGACATGTCTCATAGAGGAGGGCAAACCGCATGAGAAGAAAAAGAATATTGATGTTATCGACTTTAATAATTGGAACTATGACCTTAAAGCCAATAGTAGTGAAAGCAGATAGCAAAATTGAACTGACAGCCGGTGTTACTTCCTATTTAAATGATGTAATGCTAGGGAAGATTGAGCCGACAGTAGTTCAGAATGAGCCGGTTGTAGTTGAGCAGACCTATGAGGAGCCAACAGTTCCAACTTGCCGTAAGAAGTACAGTTGTAGCCGGTTTAAGAAACTAGGGCGAGTCAGATATGGCGATTACACTTATACGTGGTACTCGCAGAGAGTGTTACCTGGAGGCGGTCTAAATATTCCGGGCAGACATCTAAATGAGTATGGATTAGTGGTTGATGAAAACGAGTATGTAGTAATTGCAAGTGACGATTTACCACACGGAGTTGTGGTTGATACTCCTGTTGGCATACAAGGAATTGTATATGACGAAGGGAGCGGAAATGGAAATCTTGACATCTACTGCGATTGGTAGCCAGTTGAAACGTCAGAGTGCTAACGATTACCTACAAGAACTATATCGAGCTAAGCGGCACAAGGACAAATCGTTTGACTTTCAAGCGTTATTAGATAAAGAAATGGAGAAACTAAATGAGCGACAATGTAAGACGAATTAGGCTAGGCGATACACGATACAGATTGAAGCCATTAACAAGAGAGCAGAAGCTATTGCTCAACAAGGCTCATTACGTGGCAAGTGAGTGGCTTTTTGTATCGGAGTCGGACTCATACTTAAGAGTAGTGAAGAAATCAAGCCTACACGGAAATTTGATTCTAAAAACCATAAACAAATAGAAAGAGAGGAAACGCAATGAAGATTACACACATTTTTGCGCAGAATTTTTGTAAGCTCTATGGCGTAAACACATTAGACGCAGATTTTTCAATGAAAACTGTATTGTCCGGTCAGAATGAAGTCGGCAAATCGACAGTTAAGAGAATTATTCTTGATGTGCTGAATTGCCACGATGAGAATGACAGAGAAATTACAGGCATAAGACCGCATGATGAAAACGGAGTTGAGATTGACGATGTTGACATCACAAGAGCCGTTACCTTTGAGGTTGACGGAAAAGCAAAGACTCTGAAAAAAGTTACAAGACAGAAACGCAACAAAAAAGGCGAGATTACAGGTAGTATCACTGATTACTCAATCAATGACGTGCCATACAAAATGGCTGACTATAATCAGTACATCAATGACAACATGGCAGAGCTTGGAGTATTGCCATTCTGCTTAAATGCCATGACATTGCTTAACAAGTCACAGGCAGAGCAGAGATTAGCACTTGCAAGCTATTTTGGAACACATACTGATGAAGCAATCTGCGATATATTTCCACAGTTTGCCGAACTTAAGCCGATGTTTGACGATGGAGACGTAGACCAGCTCAAAAAAGTATGCCGTGGCAAGCTAAACGGCACAGGCGGTAGAAATGGCAGTAAAGGACTTGTCAAGGAAAGAGACGAAATCTCAACAAGGATTGATACAATCCATTCCACCAATGAGTATACAGACCTTGCAGAGCTTGAATTGCAGAAGAAAACATACGAGCCACAGCTTAAGGAAATTGAAGATAAGCTGTCCGACTACAATAAGATTTTAGAGAGCAAGCAGAAAGCTACAGAGGACATTATGAACCTTAAATTTGAGCTTTCAGATATGGAGAGAAAAGCCAATGCCGACAATCAGAAAAAGCGCATGGAACTACAGTTACAGATTGACGGCTTCGATGTTTCAATCCGCAAAACAGAGTCAATGATAAGAGCTGGAAAAGCTAGCATTAAAAGCTCCGAAAGAGAGATTGGAGATTGCGCAATAGACTTAGCAAAGGTACGTGCTGACTGGAAAAAAGCAAAGGCACTTTCCTTTGATGAAAGCAGTGTTAATTGTCCGATGTGTGGTCAGAGATTGCCGGAAGATACAATAGAGAGTTTGAGAACTGATTTTAGTGATAAAAAATTGAAGAAACTTAAAGAGCTTGAGGATAAGGGCAATTCATTATCAAGTGTCAGCAAGGAACTCAAACAGGCTATTGAGGACAAGAAGAAAGAAATAGCTGACCTTGAAGCAGAACTCAAGGAGATGATAGAAAAGCGTGATACTGTTGCTAACGAGTTTGAACGTGATAGCATCGCTAAAGAGCTTGGAATGGTACCTACTGATGTTGATATGACAGGTAACAGTGAGTATCAGGCGCTTAAAGCTAAAATCGAGGAGAAAGAGAAGGCTCTTGCAGATGAAAACGATATATCAGAACTTATCAGAAAGCTCAAAAACGAGCGAAACGAACTGTTAAGGCAAGTTTCATCGGTTGATACAAAGATTGAGCTTGGTGTGGCAAATAACAAGCGTATAGACGATAGCATAGCCGACCTTGAAGATAAGAGAAAAGACCTCAATCAAGAAATTGCTGATTGGGAAAGAAAGCTTGATTTGCTGAAAGAGTTTACTCGAAAGAAAAACGAGCTTTTACAGGCCGATGTTAATAAGTATCTGAATTTTGCCACAGCAAAGCTGTTTAGACCACTCTTAAATGGTGATACCGAGGAGTGCTGCGACTTTGTTTACAATGGTGAAGCATATGCAAGAAATCTTAATCATGGGGCAAGAATGCTGACAGAAGTTGACATATGCCGGGCTTTTCAGAAAGTGGCAAGCGTTAATTTTCCAATTATTATTGATGATACAGAGAGCGTTGACGATTGGAGAATACCGCAGATTGATAACCAGTTGATTATGTTGAAACATACACAGGACAAAGAGCTTGTGATTGAGGCGGTGTGATATGAAATTATACTTTTACAATTTAGATACTTATGGTAGTAACCCTAAAGGCTTATGCGTTAAGGAATGCGAAGCGGAAGAGAAACCCAAGACATACAAGGCTGTTGATAGAGTTTTTCCAAACTACCTTAGTACGGCAAAGAAAGATGATGTTGGGCGAATAACTAACTTTAATTGCATGTTTCTTACAGAACCTAACTTTGAATATGCAAAAGAGGCATTCCGAAACAGGGCGGAAAGAAGAATTGCAGACAAGCTGGAAGAAGTTGAAAAACTCAAAGCTGAATTAAAAATAATAAATGAAAGCGAGGAATAGGAATGATTAAAGCAGAAGACGGAGAAGTTACATTTAGAGGCACAAGAAGCAATATTATGGCAGAGGCAGTCACTGTTTTACGTGCGCTTAAAGAGTCAGTTTCAGAGGAAGAGTACAAAATGGTGATTAGGCTTGCTGATAAAAGCGAGGAACAGGTGAAAGACGAAGCTGAGAGAGCAAGAGAAACACTCAAAAAGTTACTTGGATTATAGGAGGCATAGGCATGAGTATTAAGAAGAGAAATTATTATATGGGCGGTAAAAAGCACACTGTAGAGCTTAAGTATGACGGATATATGTATACAGTTATATCTGACGGAGTTTTATTCAAGCAGACGTCCAATGAACTGTTTGCGGTTCAGGTTCTCAATGAGGTTTAGGAAAATGGAAGAAATAAGAACAAATCTATCAAAGGAAGATGTTCTACACAATATGCTTGAACTTGTTGGCTATTTAGTCGAACAAGAGGAAGAGGTAGACGAGATTGAGGTAAAAGTGAAAGATTTGAATATGCAATTTAAAGCATGGAGAGATGAGACAGAAAGCGAGGATTAATTATGGCAGAGAATACGGCAGTTGCAGAAAAGAAAGAAGCTGAAAGCAGAGAGCTTGTAGCAAAAGATTTTACAGAGGGAATGGTTGTAAAAATCAAGCAGAAAGAGAAATTTGGCTTGACATTTCCTAAAGATTATAACTACACAAACGAGCTTATGTCAGCAATGCTTATCTTACAGGACACACAGGATATGAATAAGAAGCCTGTATTACAGAGTTGCACAAGGGCAAGTATTGAAAATGCACTTATCGAAATGGTAACAGACGGATTATCAATAAGAAAGAAACAGTGTTACCCAGTCGCTTATGCGGGCAAATTAAGCTGTCAGCCGTCTGTTTATGGTGCAACTTGTCTTGCTAGAAGATATGGGCTTAAAGACATTAATGCATCAGTTATTTATAAAGGGGATGTATTCAAGTACCACAAGGAGGATGCAAAGACAATTATTGATTGCCACGAACAGAGCTTTGAGAATATCGACAATGACAAGATTGTTGGTGCTTATGCGGTAGCGATTATGGGAAATGGTGAGAAGATTGCAGAAGTTATGACTATGGCGCAGATAAAGACCGCTTGGAAACAGGGATACGGATATAAGGAGACTGGAAACGGAGTTCATCAGAAATTCGCAGACCAGATGGCTATGAAAACTGTTAAGAACAGACTTCTCAAAGCTATCAACAATACTCATAGCGGTTTTGGTAAAGAAGATGATTACGAGGAAATCAGCCACGATGAAATGCTTGAACAGGATGTTGCCTACGATATTGAGCAGAACGCAAACACAGTAGATTTTGACGAGGACAACATAATTGATGTAGAGCCAACCGACACAGCTGACAAGCAGTCAGAGGAGCTGCCGCCGTTCATGCAGAGTGAGGAGAACTGATATGAGAGTAATTTCACAGCATGGCAATGTTGATTTGCCTTATGAGCAGACAGTTGTGTGCCACGCAATGGAGAGCGTTATAGCACTATACAATGGAGAGAAATATGTATTAGGCGAGTACTCTTCCAAAGAGAAAGCGTATAAGGCTATGGAAATGCTTAGAGAAGCATATATCGGTATGCCGATTGTAATGCAGAATGTTGATATTTCAGAAAATATGGCAAAGGAATTTGAAAGATTAAAGAAATGCGGTGTTATTGTGCAAGCAGAAAATCAGCCGTCAAAAGTAGATTTTATTAACAATGCTATTTTTCAGTTCCCACAGGATGATGAAATCGAGGTGTGAGTATGAGATTAAAATGCTTAGGCTCATCGTCAGCCGGAAATTGCTATCTGCTAACTTCCAACAGTGGAGAAACACTTATCCTTGATTGTGGAATACCGATTAAGGAGATTAAAAAAGGCTTAGATTGGAACATAAGGGGGATAAAGGGTGTGATTATAAGTCACACCCACCTACCCTAGACCACAGCAAGTCATTGAACGATTTTAAATCAATGGGAATACCAATTTATGCACCATATTTGAAGATTGATTATATGTCAATGAATATGGGTGGATTTACAGTAAAACCCTTTGATTTAACAACAATAGACGGAAATTGGACACATACCAATGCAGACGGAACACCTTGCCCGATATTCGGATTTCTGATTACTCACAAGGAAATGGGAAGAATGCTTTACATAACCGATTGTGAATTAGTCAAATGGAAATTCAAAGGCATAAACCACATTCTCTTAGGTGTGAATTATGACAAGGATTTAATCGGCAGGGATAACACAGGCAAAGCTAACCATGTATTCAGAGGTCACTTATCCATTGATACAGCTTGCGATTTTGTTAAAGCAAATTATTCAGATAGCTTGCAGAACGTCATAATGTGCCATTTATCAAGTGAAAATGCTGATAGCGATAGTTTTATCGAGAAGATGAAAAAAGTCGCTTGTGGGGCAAATGTGGATGTTGCGGAGCGTAACAAGGAATGGGTTTTAAGGAAAGGGGATGAATGTCCGTTTTGATTAGTTGGGATATAGTTACAAAGTTAATGAATTGTTTTCCTAATAGCGTTATAAATCATAACGCAGAATTTATAGCACATATTAGAAGCAATACATATTTCGGATTAAAAGATTGTGAAAATGAAACAGATGTAAAGTGTAAAGTTTTGGAATGGCTATCAAGACCTGCATACAAGATGGAACCATATAACAGTAAACAGAGCAATGATGAATTTCACAGATTTATACTTAGCGGCGTAAATCAGTTTTTGGAAACAGACTTTACCGAGAAAGATATGGAGCGGATTTACACATATCTCGGAAATAGGTGCAATCATGCCAAAACATTGAAGTTTATTGAAAGCAGATATGATATGTCGGTTTTGAAAGATTAAAAAATCCTAATGAGTGTCCGTTTTAGAAAGGAGATTATATGCCAAGAGTTTATTTTGAGCAGATTGGAGGTATGAATGAGAAACTTTTATAGCGGCATCAGTAATGATAAAACACAATTTTTGATAAATATGAATTGGTATAAGGACAATGATGTAGAGGCTTGTTTTAGGCTTAGTAAAAATTTTCATGGATTGCCTAAAAACTGCAGCATTGAAAAAAATGATTTTGAATTAGTATATTTAAAATTTGAATGGATTGGTAATACATATTACCCGCAAGAAAGTGATAAAAGTGAAGGGCAACCAATTAGGGTATATAAAATCAAGATGTAAATAATAAATATATAATTCTGAAAAGAATACAGATTTGAGTTAGTAGAAAGTGAGGAAAAATAATGAACATTGTAGCATTAATGGGCAGATTGACTAGAACCCCGGATATTAGATATACACAGGGTGAAAATGCAATGGCAATAGCAAGGTTTACACTTGCCGTTGACAAGAATTTTAAGAAAAAAGACGATAAGGCAAATTTCATTAACTGCGTGGCTTTTGGCAAAATTGCTGAAACAGTAGAAAAGCACGTATTTAAAGGCTCAAAGATAGCAGTTATCGGTGAGTGGACTACAGGCAGTTACAAGAATAAAGACGGAAACACAGTCTACACTAACGATTGCAACATATCTAAGTTGGAATTTTGCGACAGTAAAAATTCAAGTGGCAGCAGTGCGGAGCCACAGCCAAAGCCCGATGATAGCTTTATGTCAATTCCTAATGGTATTGACGAGGAATTACCATTTAACTAAGAGTCGGTTGATTACAGGGCAGTCAATAACGGCTGTCCTAGAAAGGAAAAACAATGGATTATACAAACGAAGTATTTGCAGTAATTGCAGAGGAAATATCGAAGTGTAAAGATGGCATAATTACAAGTCATTGTTATAGCGGAGTAAATAAGCTGATAAATGTTGACGATGTGCCAACAACTTATGATATTGACAAGGTTGTAAGACAGTTGGAAGAATTAAAAAGTCAAGTCCCTGTAAACAGAATCCTTGATGACATTATAAAAGATAAACCGAAAGAATTAGGTCAGCTAATTGCTTATGGTAAGGCAATCGAGATAGTAAAGGCAGGTGTCAAGCATGACGATTGATGAAGCGATAGAACACGCAAGAGAAAAAGCTAAGGAGCAGAGATATTATGCGAATTTTGAGCGAAACGGAATGATGTATCAGTCTTGCATTAAATGTGCAGATGAACATGAACAGCTTGCAGAGTGGCTAGAAGAACTGAAAGAAATGCGAAATAATCAAGGGCAAACTGCAGATTTTTGGTATCAAGAAGGTATAAGCAGAGAATCAAAACTGATTTTTGATAAAATCGAAGAAATAAAAAATAGATATGATAGCGAAGATTTTGCAATAATAGGTATTTTGATTAAGATACAAGAAATTGCATTGGAAATTGCAGAATATTTAAAGGCAGGTGGTAACTCTTGAATTATCAGAACATAGCAAGAGCCAAGGCGATTGAACAGGAAAATAAAAAGCGACTATTGAAGCTGAATCCAAAGCTGAACGACAAAAGCGGAATATACTTCTTGCTCCGAGAAGATGAAAACGGATTTAAGTATGCGTATATCGGACAGGCGGTACATACGCTTAGCAGATTGGCAAGCCACCTTGTAGGATATGAACAGCACATAGACCTTAGCTTACGCAAACACAAGCTATACGACAAAGAGAAAAATCCTTATGGTTGGCGAGTTGAATTTCTGAATTTTCCCGAAAGTCAGCTTGACGAGGAAGAGAAGTATTACATTAAGCTATATGCTGATAAAGGGTATCAGCTTAGAAATGTCAGTTTAGGCGGTCAAGGAGAAAATCGTGCTAGTGGTTCAATAGGCGAGAGAAAAGCACCTAAAGGCTATATGCAGGGCATACAGCAAGGTAAAAAGGTGTTGGCAAGAGAATTATCCTCTATCGCTGAAAAACATCTTAAAATCGAAATTAGAGACGATAAGAAGCACAACAAAGTATCGCAGAAACAGTACGAGAAGTTTATGGATTTATTGAAAGCGGGTGAAAGCGAATGACAAAAGCGGAAGAATATTTAAACAAGGCGAAAGAAAAATACGCAGAGGCAGAAAAATACAGAGAGCTTGCCAATAGCTGTTTTAAAAGTAGTGACGATTATAAACTTGCATATAGGTTGGAAAGTGTAGATAGGGTTTTGGATTTTATTCGCGGTGAATACAGAGCAGGCAGAATTTGCGACCTTGAAGCACTATTGTGTCACTGCCAAAATAAGCTGAATGGCAACATTGACGGAACAGAATTAGACCTTGATAAGCATTTTAGAGGAGTTCCCTTTAAGAAAGCTGATAAAAATGACTAACAAAGACTATGATTGCCATTGCTGGAACAATTATCCGAACGAGAATCATAGATACTATGGATGTTCAGATACACCGAAAAAGAGCGGCAAATGGAAATGTGTTGATTGTTACGAATATGTTGGCAAGTCTAAGTTTGGAGCAACACATTGTAGAAAGAAAGTAACTAAACATCAAAGAAAGGAAATAAAAATGGAGATTAATGTTGACAAATCAATAGTTTCCAAGAGCATAAAGCATTATGGCGAGGGAATGCAGTCTGTGGTATGCATGGAAGAGCTTTCCGAGCTGTCACAGGCAATTAGCAAGGAAATTAGAGGTGTAGGTGACAGAAGCAATCTTGTTGAGGAAATGGCTGATGTAATTATCTGTTTGAAAATTTTGAAACAGATTTTCGCGGTCACTAATGTCGAGATTGAAGAATGGGTGAAATTCAAACAGGGACGCAACTTGAAGCGCATAAACTGTGAGAAAAAAGATTAAAATACATCAACCGAAACTTGAAGAAAATAGGAGATTAAAAATGGCAGAACGTAGAATGTTTGCTAAAAAAATAACTGAAAGTGACGCTTTTCTCGATATGCCGAGCAGTACTCAAATGCTTTACTTCCACCTATCTATGAATGCTGATGATGACGGATTTGTTAATAATCCTAAGAAAATACAGCGAATGTGCGGTGCTTCCGATGATGATTTTAAACTCTTACTTGCAAAATCGTTTGTGCTCTTATTTGAAAGCGGTGTAATTGTGATTAAGCATTGGAAAATGCACAATTACATACAGGCAGACAGATACAGACCTACTGATTATGTTGAAGAAAAATCAATGTTGGGGTTAAAGAAAAATAAAGCATATACGCTTGATGTAAACAAAATGGATACAAAATGTATACAAGATGTATCCGTAGGTAAGGAAAGTATAGGTGAGGTAAGTGTAGTTAAGGGTAGTAAAGATAAGGATATAAAAGAAAAAGATATTGATAAATCAATATCTAAAAAGAAAACTGTCTACTACCCTGATGATGAAATGCTAGAGAGCGCTTTTCAGGAATATCTGACAATGAGAAAGAAAATCAAAAAGCCAATATGCACCGAAATGGCATTACACCGAGCTATGAATACTATCGAGAGACTTTCAAAGGGCGATAATGATTTAGCTGTTAAAATACTCAATCAGTCAGTAGACCATTGCTGGCAAGGACTGTTTGCATTAAAGGACAATGAGCCACATTCAGCTAACAAAGGCATCATTGATTGGGATAATGTGTAAAGGAGCGATAAAAATGGCAGAAAAAGAACACAGAATGTCACCTAACATTTCAGAAAGAATGTTAGAAGAAAACAGGCAAGCCGGATATGGCCACGGATATGCAGTTGGCTACAGAGAAGCTATTGACGATGTTGTGAATTTGTTTAAATCAAAGACAACAATGGAAAACAATCTTATTGAGGAAATTGCAGAACATCTAAAGGTGGGTGGCGATTCTTGACAAGAGACGAGACAGTTAAAATCATTCGCATAATGTGTGATTGCTACCCCAATTACAAGCCGAGCAATTTATCAGAGACAGTAGATGTGTGGAATATGATGTTGGAAGAATACAGCTACAGTCAAATATCTATGGCATTGAAAACTTACGTGCATTCCGATACAAGCGGATTTGCGCCAAGCATTGGACAGTTAATCAACAAACTGCATGAGGTTCAATCCCCACAGGAGCTTAACGAAATGGAAGCGTGGTTCCTTGTTAGCAGGGCACTACGAAATGGCTATTATGGTGCAGTTGAAGAATTTAACAAGCTACCACCACTTGTACAAAAGGCTGTCGGGAGTCCTGATAATCTTAGAAACTGGGCGCTGACGGACAGCAAGAGCATTGAAAACGTAGTGCAGTCAAACTTTATGAGAACCTACAGGACAGTTGTTAATCGAGCGAAGGAGTATCAAAGAATGCCAAAGGATATAAAGGCATTGATTGAAAGTACCAATAAAAGCTCGTATTCGGCTCAAATCAGCTCTAAAAATCAACAGACGATAAAATTATCGCTTGAAGATAATAAAAGCCAAAATAAGTCGATTAAAGGCATTCCAATGCCAAAAGAAATTAAAGAACGTATCGAGCAGATGAAAAGATAGGAGGAAAGAGGTTTGTGCGCACAATTAAAGCCGGCTTTACTCCTAGCGAAAAATGATAAAAGACAAATATTCCAGACAAAGGTATGAGGAACGAAAAGCCAGTAACCTTTGCGTGCTTTGTGGAAAACCACTTGATAGAGAAGGTGTGGTTTGTACGGCATGTAACAGCAAACGTACAGCATATGGTCGAGAACTTTATAAAAAATTACAGGCAGTCGGTGTTTGCCCTAGGTGTGGTAAAAACTTGCTATATGGTGACGAAAAAAGCTGTGTTGAGTGTAGGGCAAAATCAGCCGAAGCCATGTCAAAGAAACGTGCTACTGATGTTGAAAAATACAATGAGCGACAAAAAGCATGGCGAAAAGCACGATACGAAAAAGACAAGAAAAATGGCATATGCACACGCTGTCGTAAAAGGAAAGCAGACCCGGGGCATACCACTTGCACATTTTGCAGAGAAACAATGAGAAGAGCACGCGTCAAAATGCCTGAAAGAACCGGCAGATATGAACAAGGACTATGCTTTTTCTGTGACAATCCTGTAAAGCCCGGATATAAGGTCTGCGAAAAACACTATCAGCAGAACGTTAAGAATGCGACTTGCGAAAAGGCAAACTTGGCACGGCAGAAAATAAAAGAAAGGAGTCCACAATGGACGCCTTGAAAGATTTTTACGATTTTTACCGACCACTGCAAAGGAAATATGACTTGCGAATGTTCTACAGAACAAATAGCAAGGAAGCAAAAATAACTATCCGGTGGCGCGGTAAAGAGCTTGTAAAAGTCGCAGAAGAAACTACCGAAGCCTGTTTTATCAGGGCAAAACGAGAACTTGAAGAAAGAATGAAGAAATATGAGCAACAAACTGAAACCAAAGAAAAAGCACAAAGAGCCGGATTTTACATGGACAAAATCCGAAAAAGTTACGCTGAGAAGCAGTAATAACCGCAGAAAGCTCGTAAGGCGGTCTTTCACAGACTTTATGGGCTTAGGCTACTATGTACTGTATTTGCATCATGGATTCGGCAATAAGCGTATTGTAAGGCTTGAAAGAACCATAAACGAGTACCTTGAAAGAGCGCAGACTGAAAATGAAATGAAAACCGAAACGCTTGCCGAACTTTTGAAAGTGAAATACGGCATTGATGTGCAGAAAGAGATTAATTTAATCCCGATGCAACAGCTGATTAGGATTTATCAGAGAAATAATCCACTGACAATAAATGACACACGACAGCTTTTAAATGACACGGCATACAGCTACATGGTTTTAGCGTGTACGGCACTTAAATTGATGTTTAAATTGTCGGTCAGAGAAATTAAAGAGTTTATCGCAGAATTTAGGGGCTTAATCGACACATTGTATAAATTTAATCAATTCGGTCTGACATTGCCAAAGGTGGCACAATGCCTTGCTGATGAAGTTAATTACGTTGATGAAAGGTACATAAAGGTGATTGATTAATGACTTACGCATGGGATAACGACAGTACTCAAAATGCTCACATAAAGCAGATGAGAGACGATAGGCAAAAAGCCTATATGGAAAAGCACAGAGATGATAAGGCATATGAAAGATTCAAGCATATGCCGGATTATGGGAAAGGAGTACAAATAAATGACAAATAGAGAGAAATTTGCAGAACAGATTTTGGATATTGCTTGTGGTGGTAGCAAAATAGCAGTTGACGAAGCAACATTAGAGCCGATAGCATGCTATAAATTAGAGTGTAAACATTGTTTATTCAATACTTACAGTTATGGCTATTGCGGAGATAAAACGAAAAAATGGGCGAATAGTGAATATGTTGAACCGCCTGTTGACTGGTCAGAAGTTGCAGTTGATACACCGATACTGGTAAGAGATAGCAGTTTTTCCGAGTGGGGTAAAAGATATTTTGCGAAATATGATAATGGGGTAGTTTATGCTTGGAGCAATGGAACAACATCGTGGACTGGCGATAGGTGTACACCATGGAAACTGGCTAAACTTCCGGATAAGGAGCAGTAATGGAGAGATTAACAAACAGAGACTATGGAGAAAATTCTTGCGCAGTATATACTTCATATTGCGATGCATGTCATAACAGTGATTGTCATTGCGGACTTGTTGAAGATATGATTGAAAAACTTGCTGATTATGAGGACTTAGAGGAACAGGGCAGACTTATCAAGTTGCCTTGCAAGGTGGGAGATACAGTATATGTCAACGGCGTCTTGGGTTGTGGTGAAGCGGAGAGGTACAGGGTTATCCGAGTCGATTACCACAGTACACTAGGAACAGGGAGAAACGAGTTTTACATTGAAGCTTTGCTTTGCGCAGACCCTGATAGTTCAATAGCCTTTTATGATAAGCAGTTTGGCAAAACAGTATTTCTCACAAAATCCGAAGCCGAAGCAAAACTGAAAGAATTGAGAGGTGGAGAATGACAATTAGTGAGTTTTTCAAAGAGAAATATTCAGCAAGAAAAGATAAAGACAACATGTATGGTGTTGGCATGAGTGATGCCGAATTCCGGCACTTCATCATTGAGTATTTGTTACCGGACGGCTGGTGCGTCTCAGACCCACTTGGACAGTCACAAATCAATGAGATTGCCATTTATGAAATTCTTGAAAAACATTCTAAGAAATTCAGAAAAGAGCACAAGAAATATTTAAAAGAATTGAGAGGTGGAGAATAATGTGTAGTAGCAAACAAATAAAAGAGCTTGCGGAATGTAATGCTATTTACGAGTTTGAAAAGACAGTAAATATGTATGGCAAGGAGTATATAAGATACTATTATAACAAATTGGCTGAATTGAATGGCAGTATTAATAGCACTTGTAACTGCCAGCGCAACAGCAATTCAATAGATAATGAGCCTTGTTGCAGATGTGATAGCAGAAAGGAGAATCGAGAAGTGAAAATTGTGACAGTTAGTGATTTGATAAAAATTCTTGATACAAAAGAAAATAGATATGGTGCTACAGGAAAACCGAGAATATTGAATTTATCTTTAAATGGTAATTTTGCTGGCAGTATTGAAAATGTAAAGTTAGATGGTTATGGAGATGGACTTATTACGGACGTGACGATGGAGATTACCTCATCTAAATTCACAACAACAAATGCCGACATGATAAGGAACATGTCGGATGAAGAGTTAGCAGATTTTTTAGATATTGTCGGAGAAGATGGCATTTCATCACAGTATGCAGATGTTCCGTGTGATTGCTGTTGTGAAAAAACAGAATGCTCTAAATGTTGGAAAGATTGGCTTAAATCAGAAGCAGAATAGGAGGACACTTATGAGTAAATTAATTTTTTTCATAATTTTTATTGGAATTGTTATCGTGGGAATTGGTACGACAGATTAGGAAAAATATGAAAGAAGTGATGAGCATGGAAGATAGATACTTATTCAAGGCCAAGAGAGTTGATAACGGAGAATGGGTGCAAGGATATTATGCAAAAGGCTTAGATGTGTTTACGGATTGTGAAGAAGCACACATAATATTTGAACCTAACACAATGTTTTATTCTAGCGGAGAGACAGACGGATGGTACAAAGTAGACCCGACCACTATTTGCCAATGCACCGGCTTGAAAGATAAGAACGGCAAGCTGATTTGGGAGAATGACATTGTAAAAATAAATAATAGCAAGGGGAATGTGCTTATAACATTTGGAGATTTTGAAATTATATGTACAATTCCTAACGAAAAATATTATAAGCACAGGCTTGAATATGATACTGAATATGAAGTTGTCGGAAACATCTTTGACAATGCAGAGTTATTAGAAAGCGAGGGATAGCATGACAGAAAAGAATAATAAAGAACCAAGCCTATGTAGCGGTTGCAAATATGAGAAAAGTACAAACATAAAGGAACTTTTAGCTTTTTGCACACATTGTAAAAGAGCTTATTCCCACGAAGAGGATAGGGAAATTCACGAGGATAGATATGAGGAGGATATAATATGACAGAGAGTGAAGCAATTAAAATCTGTAATACTATTGGTTTTGCAACATCCTTTAGTAGCCCCCAAGGGATGCCACTAAATACAACTAAAGATGAGCTTGCAGAAGCAATGAGAATAGCAATACAGGCACTTGAAAAGCAGGTATCGAAGAAACCGAGAAAAAACCGATTCGTACAGAGGTATGTTAATAAGAGTATATGCTTATGCATGTCCTACTTGTGGAAATGCATGTTTAGAAAAATACATGAACGAACGGCAGAATACAATGTTTTGCTGGAATTGTGGCCAAAAATTAGACTGGAGTGATGCAGAATGACCAACATAACAACAGCAGTATACACTGCCCTCATAATATTCGGATTAATCGGTCTGACAGAGGTAGCGTTTGCATGGTACGACATCTACGGACGAGATAAGACTGATGATGAGATACAAGAGCAGTGGTGTAGTGAAAATATTAAACATTAATTAATTTATCAGAAAGGAATAGGTTGTGCGCACATAAAACCGAGGTTTCCTTTTGGTAAGAGAAAATGGAAGAAATATGGAAAGACATACCAAATTGCGTTGGATATGAAGTTTCCAATATTGGCAATGTTCGTTCTAAAGACAGACAGATATGGAATGGAAAAGGATATTATATAAAGCATGGCAAAACGCTTAAGCAATCAATTAGCAAAAAGGGATACCATGTTATCACTCACATTCAAGCATTGCCAACGCAACAAGTGCATAGATTGGTTGCAATGGCTTTTATTGAAAATCCTTTTGATAAGCCACAAGTGAATCATATCAATGGCATTAAAACGGACAATAGGATTGAAAATCTTGAATGGTGCAATAATTCGGAAAACCAATTACACGCATACAGGATGGGATTACAAGACAGAAAAAAGTACCATGCCGGTAGGCCTTGTAGAGCTGTATTAAAAATTGATTTGAACACAAAAGAAATTATTTCTGAATATAGTTCAATATCGGAAGCAACAAGAAAAAATAATATGAGAACTAGCTCAAATATCAGAGCGGTGTGTAAAGGATTGAGAAATCATGCCGGTGGATATGGTTGGAAATACAGAGAGGAAGTGATGAAATGCAGCAGATAACATTATTCGACATAACTAGAGAGCCTATCAAGGTCACAAAGCCAATACGTCTTATAGAGTTATTTGCTGGCTGACCGGCTACGGAAGCCAGGCAATGGCACTAAAGAGAATAGGCGCTAAATTTGAGCATTACAGAGTTGTGGAGTTTGATAAGTATGCCATAGCAAGCTATAACGCAGTGCATGGCACAGATTTTCCTACAATGGATATAACTAAGGTTCATGCAGAAGATTTGAATATCTGCGACACAAATGCATTCACTTACTTACTTACTCATTCCCTTGTACGGATTTATCAGTTGCCGGAAAACAAGCCGGAATGTCTAAGGGCAGCGGTACAAGAAGCGGTCTGTTGTGGGAAGTTGAGAGAATACTAACAGAAATCAGAGATAGCAACGGAGAATTGCCACAGATTTTATTCATGGAGAACGTGCCACAAGTACATAGTCAGGATAATATGCCCGACTTTAGGAAGTGGCTAGATTTCCTTGAAAGCTTAGGTTACACAAATTACTATCAAGACTTGAACGCTAAAAATTATGGTGTAGCGCAAAATCGTGAAAGATGTTTTATGTTTTCATTCCTGGGCGAGTACAATTACCATTTCCCACAGCCCATACCACTCAAAAAGAAGTTAAAAGACTATCTCGAGGATAATGTAGATGAAAAGTATTACATTAACAATGAAAAGGCTGACAAGCTGATAAAACAGCTTATTGACAACGGCACATTACCACAACACAATCTTGACAGACAGACAGACAGACAGACAGACAGACAGACAGACAGACAGACAGACTTGCGTTGACGGAACAATCAATAAGCCACAACAGAGAGAAGTTGCGAACTGTATCAAGGCAAGATATGACTGTGGAATATCAAACTTGCGGTCAGATGGAAACTTGGTTGTTAAAGGATATGGGAGAGACGGCAGAAAAACAGATTGATGTAGCCGTAACTCTTAGGGCAAGAGATTATAAAGGCCTTGATAATTATGGAAGTAATGGAGTGATTGAATGGAAAAACTAACAGATGCTATCGGAATAACGCTTTTTGAAAGCAAAAAATTCGGTGGCGAAAAGGTACTTAGGGGGGATTTGCCCTACCCTAAGAGCCAATAAAACAAGTAGCGGAGTGATTGAAGTAATGGCAGATGTAAATGTAATAGGCTCTCTTGAAGCAAAATTTGAGAGTACCAACAGAATTTATGATGTGGGGGGGTGCAGTCCAACATTGAGTACAATGCAAGGTGGCAATCAAGAGCCGAAAATTCTTGAAGAGCAAATTCCATGCAAATTAGATAAAATGCCTAACGGACACTTAGACAGCTTAGATAATGCGGAAATATGCGACATTAATACACCTACTGCAAGCACAGTGACATCACGATATTATAAAGGCATAGGCAGTCATAAAGACAATATGTGCATAGTTGCTATGCGTGGCAGAAATCCCAATAATCCGTCAGATAGAACTGCGGGAAGTCTAACAGAGCAGAGATTAGAGGTGAATATGCAAGGTACAAGTAATTGCTTAACGAGTGTGCAGAAAGATAATTTATTGCTTGAAAATAATATCCAAAAAGTCGGTCAAATATCAAGCAACGGTTCCCAATGCGGTACAGTTATTTCTGATAATGGCATATCGGCTAATCTTGTAGCCGAAACACACGGATATGCGAATAGCCATATTGCCACGCAATATCGTATTAGAAAGCTGACACCGAGAGAGTGTGGACGGCTAATGGGTGTATCTGATGAAGATATTGACAAAATGGCAGTAGTAAACAGCAATACGCAGTTGTATAAGCAATTCGGCAACTCAATTGTGGTAGATGTTATGTGTGCTATGTTTAAAAATCTGAATATTAAGCAAGGAGATAGCAATGAAGCACTACAAGCCAATTAAATGTGTAGTCTGTAGCAAGATATTTACACCGACCGCAGCTAACCAAAATACGTGTTGTGAAGCACACAGACAGCAGAGAGCTACAGAATTAAGAAAAATCAGAGAAAAGAAAAGACTCAAAAGAAAGCCTGTCAAGAAAAACAAACTTGCGGAAATCTGCGAGATTGCTAAGAGCAAGGGCATGAGTTACGGACAATATATGGCAGAACAATATAAAAAGGAAGTGACGATAAGATGAATAGCAGAACTATAAGTGATATAGAACCAATCGAAAGACAATGTGTATACGAGGACAACAAGCCGTGCAACAGTTCATGCCGATACTCAAATACTTGTATACACAGTGCAAGCAAAACCGAAGAATAGGAGACAGGTCTATGAAGTTTTCGAAGCTGACTAGACCGGAACTTGAAGAAATTTTAAAAAATGCCAATTTCACAGACGAAGAAGCGGAAGTTTTTGAGTTGCTAGTTGCTGATAAGAGCCTTGAAGAGGTATCGCAGAGACTATTAATCTCAAAAACGACCACTTCCCGGAGAGTGGCAGACATTAAAGAAAAGATAGAAAGGAGTCAGGCGATGATTAACAAAGTGCCAATATGGGAAAAGGTAACGCTGACGATTGATGAGGCTGCGGAATACAGTAACATCGGAATTAACAGAATCAATGATATGCTTAATAATCCCTCGTGCCCTTTTGTACTTTTTGTTGGAAGAGGCAAGCGATTAGTCAAGCGCAAGGAGTTTGAAAAATACCTCGAAAAGACAGATAGTATATAGATATATTGAATTATGAGCCATTATGTAGTAATATAGATATTATCATATAATGGCTTTTGATTTTGAAAGGAGCCATAAATCAGTATGGGAAAGGATTTGAGAGGAAAAGAGCTGGGAGTCGGAATAACCCAGCGCAAGGACGGACTCTATCAGGGCAGATATAAAGATAGGTTCGGCAAGAGCAAGACAATTTACAACAGCAAGTTGTCAGAACTGCGGAAAGAACTTAGTAAAGCAGTGACCGACAATCAACAATTCACAAGTGTTAGAGACAGCATTACCCTTGATGTGTGGTTTGACAGGTGGATGAATGTATACAAGAAAAAGAGGGTGCGCCCCAATACCATTAGGGAGTACACGCATATATATAAGAAGAACATTTCACCATACTTAGGGAACCATGAAATAACATCTATTCGCAAGTCAGATGTGCAGTTACTTATCGACAAAGCTTCTGACGATAACTATAAGTATGAGAGACAGAGCAAAATCAAGGTTATTTTAAACGACATGTTCAGTAGAGCTACGGAAGATGACCTGATGATTAAAAATCCGGCGAAAGGTGTAAAGCTGAGAGCAGACAAGGAAGTTAATGCTTTTGCATTGACAGTAGAGCAACAGAGCGAGTTTTTTGAAGCATGTAAAGGCACATTTTACGACAACATGTATAATGTGGCAGTTAATACAGGCTTGCGCCCAGGAGAACTGTTTGCACTCACGATTGCAGATATACATATGGACGAGGGATATATTGATGTTAATAAGACGCTTGTGTATCAGAAATACCTTGAAGATAAAGGCAAGACATTTCATGTTGAGCCACCAAAAACCAAGCAGAGTTACAGACACGTACCAATTAACAGTGTGTGCAAGGAATATCTGACGAAACAATTTGAGCTTAAAAAGATAGTTTCGACACGCAGGCCTAAAGAACAGAACGAATATTTGTTTGTTACAAGGTTTAACACACCAATTAATTCGGTTATATACAGCGACTCTATACGTTCAGTTGTAAGACGGATAAATGATACAAAGAGCAGTGACAATGAATTTCCATTTTTTAGCGGTCACACATTCAGACATACGTTTGCGACAAGATGTTTTGAGTCAGGCATAGAGCCGAAAGTTGTTCAATCATATTTGGGTCATGCAACACTGAAAATGACAATGGACTTGTATACACATGTTACACCTGAAAAGTCGTTTGCCGACATTGAAAAAATCGTTAGCACCGACAACAAAATCATAGAATATAGAAGAAAATGTGTGTAGTAAGTGTGTAGTAGTACACACTCTCAATTTACAGAATGTTGAAAAATCAACGCTCGTAGGGCATTTTTGTACTAAAACTGGTAAAATTATTATGTATATCAAGGAGTGCCATACGATTTCGTAAATAATGGCGCAATCCTAGGAAAATAAAGGGTCTGCGGAGTTTTCGTAAAATCGTAAAAAATATAAAATTCTATGTATTTTAATGTATTTTAATACAAAAAGTGTGTAGTAACTGTGTAGTAACCACCCCAAAAAGTGTGTAGTAAAAATTGTATATAGAAAAGCCATTATATGACACAAATATGAGAAGAACATGGAAATGCTCTTCTCTTTTTTTATGCCACAATTTAGGCATAAGGAGATGATGTTATGTTCGACGATAGTGTAAGAGAAAAAATATTTGCAAAAAGTGAGTTACAAAAAATCGACCTAATGACATTATCCCTTGTCATTAAAGCGATAGAGGAAGTTTTGGAGGATAACAAAGATGAACATGCCGTATCAACAACCAATGATGAATTATACACCTAATTATGGAGCATATCAGTACAACCCAATGGCAAGCTATCAGAGATACCAACAGCCTGAGCCAACACAAGGAATAAGTGGCAGAGTAGTACAGGCAGTTGAGACTATCAATCCCAATGAGGTGCCAATGGATGGTAGTGTAGCATTTTTTCCAAAACAGGATTTAACAGAGATATACGCTAAGAGCTGGAATGCTGACGGAACGATACGCACATTGACTTTTAAGCCGGTTTTAAACGATAAGACGGACATTTTATCGGGTGACACAGAAAAGCTTGAATTTGACCTATCAGAGAAAGCCACAGAGGGTATTATGGCAAAGCTCAACGAACTATCTGAGAAAATTGAGCAATTATCTTTAGGGGCGCAGAGAAAAACTTCAAGAACGCAAAGCAAGGAGAGTGAAAAAGCATGAATGTAATGGGAATAATGCAACAGATAATGAGCAATAATCGCGTAATGGGAAATCCAATGATTCAGAATGCAATGAGCATGGCTCAAAGCGGAAACAGCAAGGGAATTGAGCAAATGGCAAGAAACTTATGCAAGGAAAAAGGCATTAATCCTGATGATGTAATGAAGCAGATTAAAGGTAATTTTGGAATATAGCATATGAGAGAACGTGCGCACGGCTCTTTATGAAATAAATTTTGGAGGTAAAACAGATGTTCAACACAGGAAATTGTCCAAGCGTACCTATTGTGGCGAATTTGGACGGAAACAACGGAAATAACTGGAATGACGGCTCATGGCTTTGGTTCCTTATCGTAGTATTTGCGATATTTGGGGGCTGGGGTAACGGCTTTGGTGGTTTCGGTGGCACTAATGGCAGTGTCGGCAGTGAAATTCAGAGAGGTTTTGATAATCAGGCTGTTGTGTCAAAACTTGATGGCATTTCAAATGGCTTATGTGACGGCTTTTATGCCATGAATAATAGTATGCTTACCGGCTTTAATGGTATTAACACAAATATCATGCAGACCGGATACGGCATACAGCAGGCAGTAAACGCTGATACAGTTGCTAATATGCAGAATACCAATGCTTTACAGTCACAGCTTGCTAACTGCTGCTGCGAGACGAGAGAAGCCATCCAGGGTGTAAATTACAACATGGCTACACAGGCAAACACATTGCAGAATACAATGTGCAATAATACAAGAGATATTATTGACAGCCAGCAGGCAGGAACTAGAGCAATCCTTGACTTCCTGACAAATGACAAGATTGCAACTTTACAGGCAGAGAACAATGATTTACGCAGAGCTGCTTCACAGGATAGACAGAACGCACTTCTGACTACTACAATGGCAGCACAGACAAATCAGATTATTGATGCAGTAAGACCTACACCGGTTCCATCTTTCCCAGCTTCTAACCTTTATGGCTATGCATATGGCTGTGGTTGCAATACCGGATGTGGCTGCTAAAAGTAGCAGCTAAAAGTAGCAGCTACGCAAAATGAATAATTGAGTATCTTAATTGAGTTTAACTCAATCTAAACTGATTAAAAACCATTTTTAGTCGAGGCTTAGTCCAAGTTTAGTCGAGAGTTAGTCGAGATTATGTCTGCTAAGCAGTATTACTTATAACCCAAGGGCAGACTATAATGTTTGCCCTTATTTTGTGAAAGAGAGGTAATAAAAATGGCTGAATTTTCAAATGTTGCAACACAGACAGTTGCAGTAAATGGGAATGTATTATTTACAGATGCACCAACATCTGTATGCAATAAAGGATATATTTCACACAGAACAGGGAGCGGATTAATTAACCTTAAAGGCGCTACCAACACTTGCAAAGCAAAGTACAGAGTAGAATTTAACGGAAATATTGCAGTTCCTACAGGCGGAACCGCAGGAGCAATTTCATTAGCGATTGCTGTCGAGGGTGAGCCAGACTTATCTACACTGGCAATCTCTACACCGACAGCAGTTGAAGCATTTAACAATGTGTCTATGGCAACAGATGTATGGCTTCCTTGCGGTTGCTGTCAGGCAATCTCTGTCAAGAACACATCTACACAGGCTATCAGTGTTGCTAATGCTAACATCACAGTAAATCGAATTGGTTAGGGGGTGAGAGTATGCACATTGAAAGAATACACAAAATGCAAGAGTGTCTTACAGAGAAAGCTGTCAATGAGTTTGAAAAAGGTGTTGAGAATGTTGACACTTCTGAAATGGGTGAGGTCGTGGATATGATAAAAGACCTTGCAGAAGCTGAATATCATTCAATAATTTCCAAAGCTATGAAAAAGGCTGATGAAGAGGAAGAAGAGTACGACAAAGAACTCCTAAGAAGTCTTAAGGCAGAATATGGCGAAGAAAGTGGTAGAAGATATTACGACCAATATCGCTATGCAAATGGCAGATTTGCCCCTAAAGGTCGTGGAACACGTAGGGGATATGAAGAACCGCCATATTATCACATGCCGGTAAACTACAACGACATGGAGTATATGCGTGACATGGATAAGAGCCAAGGTAAGATGTACTACTCTGAGCCAATTGCGCCACATGTGAGTGAAAGCAATTATGGCAGAGCAAAGAGACATTATACCGAGACAAAAGAAATGCACAAAGGAGCTTCTACAGAGGACAAAGAGCATAAAATGAAAGCTCTTGACATGTACATCCGTGAATTGAGCGGAGATATATCAGAGCTTCTGAACGACATGACGCCTGATGAACGCAACCTTTTGCGCACCAAAATGAGCAATCTTGCGTCAAAACTGTAATTATTAAGGCTATGGGTAGTAATGCTCGTAGCCTGTTTTTGCACATTGATAACTGAATATTGGCTAGTGAAAAATATTTTAAAATAATGCTTGACAATATGGTGTGACATAAATATAATAAAGGTGTGACAAGAAAGGAAGTGATGTTTATGTCACCAGCAGGCAGACCTAAAGTTGGCAATCCGAAATCAAGCAGATTTAGTATCAGACTTGATGAGGAAACAGAAAGAAAGTTGAAAGCCTATTGTGAACAGCACAATTTCACAAAAGGTGAAGCCATCAGAAGAGGAATACATTTACTTTTGGATAAAACGGAGGCTATTCATGAAAAGACAAAAAATAGGAACTTTTAACAACCTTAAAAATGGAGATTTGATAATCAGCCCCATTGATAATGAGGTCACTCAATATTATATAGATAAAGACGGAATAAAGTATTTATCTAGCAAGAACTCATTGTTTGGCATATTTCAATTTGATGCCGAAGATTTTTATTTTTATAATGGGGAAAAGAAATGCGGAGAAATAGATAATCACTACTTTCTCTAGTAAAAAGCCACTAGCTGATATTCGGTTAGTGGCTTTTGCTTTATTCAGAAAGGAGCATACAGATGTTTATTAATGTTAATGGTACAATGTGGCACATACAATTTAAAAAGCCCACATCAAGCGAATTAAGGCGGTCTGACGGCACAATTAGTTTGGGAGTGACCGATAATACAACCAAGACAGTAACGATAGCTGATAATGTGTCTGATTACATGGCCGACAAGATACTATGCCACGAGCTAGTGCATGTGTACTCATTTTCATACGGCTGCGACATTGACATAGAGACAGAGGAAATAATCGCAGACTTTATGAGCTTGTACGGACGGAATATTGTATACACGGCTGACAAAATATTTAATTTATTGGAGCAAAAATATGGATAAAATAGACAGACTATTAGAATACATACACCGGACTAATCCGGAAATGACGCGGCAGAAATTGATTGAAGAACTAGGAGAGAGTGACTACAGTGCCAAGAGCATTTACTTTTTGGCGATTCAAAATTCAAAAATATCCTAAAATATTTTGATACCCCCCTACCTTTGGATTTTTCGATTTCAAAAATCCGTTCGCAAAATTTTACAAAAACTTGTCGAGAACTTGCAAAGAACTCACACCACACTTTAATTGAGTAAAGCTTTCTGAAAATTCAAACATTTTCCGTGAGTTGGTGCGCCTGACTTGTAACAACTCGCACCCGGCACGGCTTGACGGCTCGAACCTCTACAGCAATATTATAAAGCATTGTAAACGGCTCATTTTACGGCTCATTGTAGCGCACTCGATAAAATCCACGCTAACACGCTTAAAGACCCTTAAAACGTCAAATACACGGCTTTAAATGTGTATATCATAAAATCATAGAATATTTTTGTTAATTTGTCAATGTGCATATGCCCGGACGCATAGCCGGACAACTTGCGACAGCTCCAACGGCTGCACGCTTGATTTTAAGCACGACAAAAAGGGATATAAAATATCCCTAGTGGTAACGCGTTATATATTTTCCAGCTTGATAGTCGCAAAATAATGTGACTGGGTGAACGTGTGCATGCTTTTCGACAACTTGCAACCATTCACCGGACCTTTGAACTGTTATTTTTAACTCGTGCGACTCCATCCACTCTATACAATCATACTTTATATAGCTAAAATCACTTATTTTTGGCATCTCATAGCCTAGCGCCTTAACGCGCTCAAATATTTCCTTTTTCCCCAAATATTCATATTTTGACATAATGCGCCCCCTATCTATAACAAGCCTTAATTATTGGGCTTATATAGTTTTTGTGGTTTAGGTAGTTATCAAAAGCCGTCCGGCGGTATCCCTTGCCACTAATAAGCGTGGTAATATCGTTACACGTTCCCGACTCTGTGACAGTTCTAAAAATATCGGTTATTGCTTTTCGTGTGGCGCGCTCGCTTGCCTGATATTCCGGCGCACTTTGATATTTTCCATTGTAACGTGCTCTAATTTCCGTTTCTACAGCATCAAGGCTTTTAAATTCGTTGCTCATCCGTCAGCCCTCTTTTCTGTTCTAAAGCTTATATTTTGTTTTTTTCTGTGATGCTTGTTTGCGGTTTTTACCTTTTTCAAAGCTTTCAATAAAAATTACTTTCCCGCTCTTATAATGCCTGTAATGTCCCCGGACGCTCCAACTTTCTGCCATTCGGTGGACTTTCTTACTTTTTAGCATATTTGCTACTTTTTTATTCACTGTTTTAAATCTTAAAGAATTTAAGGAAATAACTTGGACACTATCAGCTTGCTTTTGAACGCTTTTGCTACTTGGATTGTTTCCGCTGTGACTTCTTGCGTGTCTTTCTTTGTGCTTCTCTTCCGGGTGCTTGAGCAGATAATCCACGCAAATCAATACCCCTTTAAATAAATCAATACAAGCCTTTAAGTTCGCGCGAATCTCTTCGACATCGCTTTGCGCATTTAGATATTCGATTGGGTTCGCATATCCGCGACGCGCCAAAACACTAATTAAAGAGTTTTCCCACTCTATGATATTATCAAAATCTAAACTATATTCGATTTTTATTTTACCAGTATATTTAAATTGCTGTTGTCTATTTTCAATCGCCTTAATTGTCGGCGCTGTGTCGTCTTCACTGAATCCATTTTGCACAAAAAAATCTAGCCTTAAGCATTCTAAATTTGCCAAAATAGAGCCTTTTTCGGTAAAATTCACAGAAAAATTAATTATAAGGTCAATGCAATCATCATTAATTTTTTGTTTCACAATAAGTGAGCCATCAGAGAAGAGCGGCGCGAGACTACAATCCTTGCAGACAATTGCTTTTTCGTAAAGCTCACAAAAAATATTGTAGTTTTCAACCACAATTTGATTATTTTTTAAATTATTCAATACAGAGATAGCCGCCCGGCTGTCTAGCTGTGCGGCTGCTTTTTTAACTTTTTGCATTTTTCCCCCTTTTTAAAGAAATTCTTTTGTAATTTCTTCTTGGCTTAAAGGCTCTAAGGTGTCAATATAAACTGCTGACTCGTGCGACTCTGTAATAATCCACACGGCATCGCGTCCGCTTCTGCCAGCACCAATGCTTATAGTTCCATCGTCAAGCCATTCTTGGAGCATTTCTGGGCTTTCTGCTACGTCAAAGTAGCCTATGTATTCCAATGCTTCTTTTACTGCTTTTCTTTCTTGAATTGTTAATTCTGTAAATTTCATCTTTCTGCCTCCGTATAAAATTGTTATAATCCTACTTTAACAAATTATTGTCACAGTGCCAAGGGTACGCAACAAATATTTGTCAAAAATTAATATAATTGAGCCCTATGCAAATTGCATATTAATAAAAAAATAAAAACAAACTGCCATACCCAATTACAAGGCATGACGCAAAAAGCCCGAAAGCCTTTAAAAGCTCGATAAAATCTCTCATAGTTGCGCCCCCTTAATTCCATGCTATTTCATTGTAAATATTTTCATATGCCGGGAAATATTCCGGACACAACGCGCAAAAATGTAATTGCATGTTTTTGGCCTCCGTTGGTGTCTTGCCGTCGTGCAATGCCTGACAAAACATATTTACGAGTTTAGAAACCATTTTACTGAACTTTTTGAGGCTCAAATAGTCATCTAAATACATTACAGTGAAATAATAACTATAGGAATTACCCCTTATATATAAATCTTTTGCCCTGAAAAGAGACTTTAAAAAAGCTTTTTCGTTGTAACTATTGGCACTAAATTCATAGCCCTTGAAGCCACCATCGAAGTTTACAACGCTATAGCTTAAATTATTTCTTTTTGCTATTTTTTCAATTTTATATCTCATATATTCCCACCTCTTTAATATAAAGCCGGTGAACTTGCACCGGCTTATTTTACTTAATTCCAATTAATTGCTAAATGCTCAAAAGTCTTTTCGATGTCTGTTGAGCTGTCCGCGGTATAATCTCCAATAGCTTTATTGTTAATATAACAATTTCCCCAATATTGCCCGGTCAAATCGTTAAAAAATATATTGATTTTTTCAACCGCTTTTATTTTATCATTGTGCCACATGTCTATATTAATCATGGTTTGCGCCCCCTCTAATTTGCTTTTTGCGCGTGCTTGTTTAGTTCTCTGTATAATATCAAGCAAGAAGTGCGCTCTGCCTTGCTATCGTCATATTTCTGCTTTTCTGCCTCTGTCTCATCTAGGATATTTCCTAACCATTCAGTTGCAAAACCTAAAAAAATATCATCAGCAACCGGGAACGCTGTCGGGAGACCTTGCATCCAATCAATAAACAAGTCTTGACGGCTCATTTTGCCGGCCTCATATCTCAAATCATTGTCAAGTTTTTCACGCTTGAAAGCTTCTAAAATATCCTTGCAGATGTCGTTATATTCTGTTTTCATCTCTGCGCCGTCATATGTGTAATATTCCTCTGCACTCTCGTAACTGTCCATAATTTCCTTTTTTAATGCCTCATTAACTTCTTTACAATTTAATTTTCTCATGGTTTACACCTTTTTACACGTATGTTATAATATACGCGCCTTTCATATTATTTTGTTTGGTGCTCATCGTGTAACTTTGGCCGGCTGCGCGATGAGCTTTTTTATTTTGTTCCTTGCCGTTTGGCTTGACTATAAGTTACCATATTATATTAGTAATGTCAATACATAATTGCAAAAATATTGTAAAAATATTTGACCTATAATAAGGATGATAGCTGAAAATTGAGCAGAAACACCAACATTTTGTGAA